TTATGGTGGAGCAAGGCAGAGCTTAAACGAACCTTCTGCCGTATTTTCTTCGACGGAATCAACTGCTTCGGCTAGTGGAACCGTGACTGTATTCTTGTCCCCCGCGAAACTGAACACGAGCTTTGCTGTGCCATCGTCGTAGAGATATGCGGCAATAAGGAACGTGTCGAATAGGCGGGCCTGATACTTTTTGTCGTGTATGTCACCCTCCCGCAAACTGAGAAGCCATTCAATTAACTGCTCGCGGTTAACCGGCACAATATCAGCCTTGGCCGCTGCAATTTTGCCCTCAATCTCCGAACGCTCAGATTCCAATTCGAGCAACCGGCTCTTGGTGGTTTCAGTAACAATTCCTTGCTCGATGGCCGACATGATGTTTTTCAAGCTGCGCTGCACATCAGCAAACTGATCCTCCAAAATGCCGATGTGCCCCTCGGCCTCTTTGCGGTCGTTATACGCGATAGTACTGTCTGCTATCCATTCGATCACTTGATCTTGAAGTGCATTGTCAAAAATGGCCTTGGCTATCTGGTATTCTACTTCATCGCGGCGAACGTTCTTTTTATCACAGGTTTTCTCCGAACGCTTTTTCTGGCAGACGTAGTAATAATGCAATTTCCCCGTTCTGCCTGTGCCAGAAATTCCGATCATAGGGCTTTTGCAGTTACCGCAAAACAGTTTGCCGGTCAATAGATAGTCGCCGTTGACGCGGTGACGCCCTTGCGGATTCTTCTTCGTTTTCAACACCTCCTGCACTTTGAAATACAATTCGTCGCTGACGATTCGCGGGATGCCTCCCTCTTTCCGGACATCGCCGTAGATGTAAATTCCTCTATACCGTTCGTTCGACAGGATCTTTTGGAAGCTCGATCTTCCCCACGGCCGGCCATAAGAAGTTTTGATTCCACGAGCATTCAGGCTGTCATAAATATCGACAAGTGGCTCTCCGCAGGAAACGCGAACGAAGATTTCCCGGATGACAGCGGCCTTCGCCTCATCGATGACATAGTGCAGCGTGTCATCCCGTTTATAGCCATAGGGCAAGTGTCCATTTGCCACCATGCAGTTCGAGGCATTATCATACAGGCCGCGTTTGATGTCTTCTGCCATGTTTTCGGAGTAAAACTGATTGACATTCATCATCGAGCGGGCAGCAAAGCGGCCTGCTGCGGTGTCGTCGAAATCTTCTTCGACGTAGAGAACGCGGACGCCAAGCTCCTGCAGCTTGGCTTCGTTGACCAGAGCCTCCAGCATATTACGCCCCATACGGTTGGATTTCCATGCAATCACATAGCGGAATTTCCCTTTCGCCGCATCTGCCATCATGCGCTGGAAATCTTTCCGCTTATCGGTACGGCCTGACACGGCGCGATCTGCGTAAGTTTCAACAATGCGGATACCATATTCCCCGGCAAGTCCGTAGCCTTTTTCAAACTGCTGCTCAACCGATATGTCTTTTTGATTATGGCTGCTATATCGGCCATACAGAACGCCGGGTTCTTCCGCTTCGAGTTTCTTACCGCGCTTCGGCTTTGCCGGGTGTTTGGTCGCGGTTCGTGCCAATATTCGCACCCCCTTGTTCTTTCTTGGCTTTTCGGATGGTTTTCAAATCTGCGCGGAATCGCTTCTGCTCTTGCGGAGATAGATAGTCAACCAACTCCAAAATCATTTTTGTCCCCGTATATCGTGACAGTAAAAGACCGTGCTTTATTGCGCACTCAGCTAGGCTGCCATCGACGGCAGCCTCGTCATCTTTGTAAATGCGTGAGATAATTGCGCTTACGTCATGCGAACACGCTCCATTTGGAATTACTGCCCCCATGTCTCTTGCGTAGGCTAATTGAGCTTCCGTTGGCGGATCGTTCGGAAGTAGCTCTACCACGTAAGGAGCGCACACATTTTCTGCGGTTGCGCATTGAATTGCGGCCGCTTCATCCCTCGCCCTTATCCGCTTACTCTGCTTACGGCCCGTTCTCTCGTTTATTCCAGTCACTTTGTAGGAAGCATAATTAACGTAACCCCCAGACGGTGAAACGTAATCGCTCCATATAGCATCTGAAATCGCGGGCAAAATCCCTTGCGTCTGCTGAAAAACAGGAACCGAATACGCAGAAAGCGTTGCTGAAAATCTCAAGCTACTCATACGGCTGCTCCCTTGTGTCGAAATAACGAGAATGTTATATTTTCACGAAAATTGCAATAAACTGGCTGGACATGGTATAATCAGTTTACGTCGCCGGCAACGAATACAAAAGATAAAGGAGATTCGAGTTCCATGACCGAACGCAGGGATTCCGTATGCCACGAAATGGGCATAGTTGCGAAATGTATTCTTGCCAAAGAAAGCTCTCTGCCCTGTGCTGGAAACTATGCAGCCTTTATTCGTTACTGCCTTGAGCGGCTAAATAAAGGCGACTCAGTTCAAGCAATTTGGCGCGATTATCAGGCGTCAGCGAAGTAAATACTTTTGCAATCTCTCCAAGCCCATCATCCGTGTCGATGATGGGCTTTTCTTCTTCCCAACCCATAAGGTAGGCCGGGGAAGCATCGAGCGCCAGCGCGATCTCACCCACAACCGACACCGGAATATCAACATCGCCACTTTCGTATCTGTAAACGGTTGCGCGGTTTTTGCCAATACGCTTTGCAAGCTCATCGGCAGAAAAGCCTGCTGCGATCCGCTTTTCTTTGATTCTATCACCAAGAGTGGACATGACGTGTACCTCCGTTTGATTTGCCTATATTATAATACTGGATTCGCATATTTGCAACATCGAAACGCAGATATTAGAAATTTTTTCGCATACAGCGCGAAAATAGTGTTGACATACGCAAAAACAGGTGGTATATTCGAGTTGTCGCACGAGATGCGAATTTTATGAAAGGAGGGATTGCCGTGATCAATATGAACAAGCTCAAAGGCAAGATGGTAGAAAAAGACGTGACAACTGAAATGTTGGCAGAGAAGCTCGGAATGAGCCGATCTACGCTTTATCGGAAGCTCAGCAACAACGGAGACACGCTTTTTGTGAAAGAAGCGAATATTATCGTCGACGCGCTTGGACTTACTTCCGAAGAAGCAATGTCTATTTTTTTCAGCCAGTTTGTCGCATGATATGCGACTTAAAAGAAAGGAGGACTGAAAATTGCCTGTGGCCGAGCGCATACAAATCGACACGGCATCAATTCCTGATTCCGTCCGCGACAATCTGGCAGCAGCGACGCTGGAATGCTTCAAAGCATTCTTGCAAATCCCCGGCAACGCCGAATGGCTCGACCAGAGAATTGCAGCACGAAAGGCGGCTGCAACGCAGGAAGGAAGGAGATGAGCCAGACAAGCAAAATAAAACGGGGCCGCTCCGCTGGCACGGAAACAGCCCCAGGCACAAAGACCCACTTCGATCATAGCAGCGAAAAATCACATCGTCAAGGAGGAATGCTCATGCCGAACAGCCTGAAAGAGCTGCGGCTGAAAACAAAAACGCCCGCAAAAGACATGGTTGCCGTTGTGCAGACCATTTACCCCAAGTACGACATGACGAGCCAGAGCAAGTGCGAGAACAGCGACGCCTACGGGATTTGCCTGACGCAGAAAGCCATGAAGGCCCTCTACGCCAAGTTCGACCCGGACGGCAGCATTCGCAAGCACCTCCGCACAGCCGATCAGCACCGGCTCAAGGATAAGCTCCACGCAAGAATCACCGCCGATGAGGCCTCCCAGCTCCGAGCGCACCTTGCCGCTGATGGCTACGACACCGTGCAGGACTGGCTCACAGACGTTGTACGCGATTACATCAAGAAAGGAGAATCCGAATGAAAGGCGTTGTCGTGACAACGAATCATGAGGTTCGCGTTGAGGATTTCAGCGATCCCCTCTACAAAACCGTTGGCTCTGCCGTTGGTGGCTACATCGAGCACGTTCACCCGATGCGTCTTGCCCGGCCGCTTTGCATGATCGTCAACGAAGAAGGACGGCTGCTGGATCTTCCATTAAATCATATTGGCTCTTTCTTCTATGGCACAGACCAGCACGGCGAGCCGATCGTCGGCAACATCGTGGTCATGAAAGACGGCTACCGCAACGGCGAACCGGACATTGTCGGCCTCGACGATTCGGAGGTCGAGCAAGTCAAATACACCATTTCCACACTGATAAGCATGATGAATTTACAGCCGAAAGGAGACAACACATGATCGTAAACGTTCATTACATCGACGAGAAGACCGGCACCATCCGCAGCAGCGGCACTTACAGCTACCGCTGCAGTGTCCCGAACGCCCACGTCGGAATGGAGGTTATCGCCCCCACCGCCAAGCGTGAGGCCCGCGCCGTGATCTGCGAGATCGACGTCCCGGAAAGCCGCATCGATGAGCGGATTTTGCCGCTCCTGAAAGAGATCACGCAGGAGGCGCCCTCTGATGGAGAATAACCTGATCGTCGTAAAACAGCTTCCGATCATCGAAGACCAGCTTCGGCAGGTCAAGGCTTCTGTTGATGAGCGCGTTGCACAGGTGCTGGCGCTGGCCTGCACCGAAGCTACCTACAAGGACGTCAAGAAAGCCCGCGCCGAGCTGAACAAAGAGTTTCAGGATCTGGAAGCTCGCCGCCGTGAAGTCAAAAAGGCCATCCTTGCCCCGTATGAGGCCTTTGAAAAGCTCTACAAGGAATGTGCGGCCGACGCTTTTACCAAGGCAGATGCTGAGCTGAAAGTCAAGATCACTTCCGTTGAGAACGGCATCAAAGGCGCGAAGCGTGACGAAATCGTCGCGTTCTACAACGAATACCGCGCGAGCTTGAATATCCCCGAAGACATCGCGCCGTTTGAGCGCTGCGGCATCAATATCACGATGTCCGATTCTCTTAGAAAGCTGCAAGGACAGGCTTCCTTGTTCTTGCAGAATGTTTCAAACGATCTGCGGATGATTGAAACACTGGAGCACAAGGATGAGATCTTGGTCGAGTACCGCAAATCGCTTTCCGCACCGGAAGCAGCCCTGATCGTTGACCGGCGTCACAAAGAGATGGAAGAAGCCGCTCGCCGCCGCGCAGCCATGAAATCCGCGCAGGAGGTTCAGGAGGCCGCGCAGGCCAAAATCGAAGAAGTCCTGAACGAAGCGCCGCCCGCGCCCGTTTCCGCTCCTATCGAGCAGCCCGTCCCCGCCGAGGCCCCTGCCGAGAAGATTTATCAGGCGTCGTTCCGCGTCCGCAGCAGCATCGGCAAGCTGAAAGCTCTCAAAGAATTTCTCGTAAATGGAGGTTACGAATATGAGCAGTTCTAACATCGCGCCTGCAAAGAAAATGACCTTTTCCGTTGCCATCACCACGGAAAACTACAGGAACATGATAAACAACACGTTGAAAGAACCGGGACGTGCAAACCGCTTTATTGCCGCGATCACGTCCGCTGTCGCCACTACCCCGGCGCTTCAGACCTGCGACCCCAGTTCCATCCTTGCCGGTGGCCTGCTGGGCGAAGCTCTGAATCTCTCGCCCTCGCCGCAGCTTGGCCAGTATTACCTCGTTCCGTTCAAGCAGAAAGCCAAGTATGACCGCGAGGGACACCTGCTTTCGCCCGAATGCTCCAAAGCGCAGTTTGTTCTCGGCTACAAAGGCTATGTCCAGCTCGCGCTCCGGAGCGGGCAGTATTCCGATCTGGACTGCATGGAGATCCGCCAGGGCGAATACCTCGGCAAAGACCCGCAGACCGGAAAGCCGCAGTTCAAATTTATCGAAGACGATGATCTGCGCGAAAAACTCCCGATCGTCGGCTACATGGCGTACTTCGAGTATCTGAACGGCTTCCGCAAGTGCATCTACTGGTCGCGCGAAAAGATGCTCAATCACGCGGATACATATTCTCAGGCGTTCAGCAAGGATGCCTATGACAAGATCCAGAACGGACAGATTGCCGACAAGGACATGTGGAAGTATTCGAGCTTCTGGTACAAAAGCTTTGATGACATGGCTAAGAAAACGCTGCTTCGCCAGTTGATCTCCAAGTGGGGCATCATGTCCACAGAGATGCAGCAGGCGCTCACGAATGATTCCGGTATCCCGGCCGTCGACCCCAGAACCGGCGAGATCATTTCCGACCATTCCGACGAGCTGGAGCTTACAACCAACGCCCCGCAGCCGGCCGTTGAGGGCAGCGTCCCGGCACAGCTTCAGGAGAACGCCGGTGAACCGGAGCAGATTGACCTCAATTCGCTGTAATGAGTGTTCCGTATGAAGTCCTTGCAACCGGCTCTACCGGCAACGCTGTTGTGATCGACGGGCAGATTCTCGTCGACTGCGGCGTTCCGTACAAGGCCGTGAAGCCAGTTGCAAAAGCTCTCAGGCTTGTTCTGCTGACACATTGGCACGGAGATCACTTCCGAAAAAGCACGCTCCACGCCCTCGCAGCGGACCGACCGGCGCTCCGCTTCGGCTGCTGCCGATGGATGGTGCGGCCGCTGGTGGAAGCTGGCATCAAGCCTGCGAACATCGACCTGTACGACTTCGACCACCGATACAGCTACGGCGATTTCACGGTCGAGCCTGTGCCGCTGGTGCATGACGTTCCGAACTGCGGCTACAAGCTGCAGCTCTCTTCCGGAAAAGTCCTCTACGCCACCGATACAAACAACCTGAACGGGATCTCGGCGCCGAACTTCGACCTCTACCTGCTGGAAGCGAATTACGAGGACGAAGAAATCCAAGCCAGAATCGCAGAGAAAAAGGCAAACGGCGAATTCGTCTATGAGCGGCGGGTGCTTGGAACGCATCTTTCCAAGGCCAAATGCGACGATTTCATTTACCAGAACATCGGAGCTGCTGGCGAGTACGTTTACCTGCACGGTCACGTCGAGGAGGAACAGGCATGAACGGCTTTCTGAAAGACATCACCTATGCCCGGAGCGGCGAATATATCCTGTCGATCTACACGCGGGAAAGCTGCAAGGATATTTGGAAGAACTTCGGCGAGCGCCCGATCACGTTTACCATCACGAAAAAAGCCGATCCTCGCGGGCTTCGCGCCAACAGCTACGCATGGGCACTCATTGAGCAGCTCGCCGCCAGGCTGAAAACCGACAAGGAATCTGTCTACGAAGAAATGATTCGGCGCTACGGCGTTGGTGAAAGCTACATCGACGAAGCCGGAAACGAGTGCAAGGTGCTGTTTTCCCTGCGCGACGGCGTACCGCCCCGGCTCGTGGCTCGGCATTATGCCGAGATTGGCACTGGCTATATCGAGGGAAAGAAGTTCATCCACTACCGCGCCCTGAAAGGCACAAGCGAGTACACCGCTGCCGAGATGGCTGCGTTCCTCGACGGTATCATCGCCGAGTGTGAGGAACAAGGTATTCAGACCGGCCCGCCCGAAAAAACAGCTCAGTACAAGGAGGCGAAGAAGCCTTGACCGTTTATTGCGATTACTGCGGCCACAAAGCCGCGCTGGTCGATGATTCCGAGATCTATGGCCGCAGCTTCGGCCACACCGCGTATCTCTGCAGAAACTGCGGTGCATACGTCGGCTGCCATGGCCGAACAGACAAGCCCCTCGGCCGTCTGGCCGATGCCACGCTCCGGAAATGGAAAATGGCAGCTCACGCCTCGTTCGACCCTCTCTGGAAAACCGGGCCGTTCCGTGGGCGGCGCAAAGCCGCCTACGGCTGGCTCGCTGGACAAATGGGACTTCCGGTCGAGAAGACGCACATCGGTATGTTTGATGTGCCTCAGTGCCAGGAAGTCATCAAGATCATTGAAAAAGGAGATTTCAAAAATGCTCAACTTTGATAAGAAAGACGCTCATGTTTATCCGTTCGACGAATCGCCCGGCGCCGGTATCATCATGGACGTCGATCTGGAACAGCTCATCCGTGAGTCCGAGCGGCTGCGCGTCTGCAAAGCGATCTTCGCTTCCACCAGCATTGAAAACTGGCATCTGCGTGACGCGCTCGAAGCTGTTCTTGCAGAACCTAGCGTTGCCCCTGCCAGCAACGATGTTCCAGAACCGTGCATTCCAGCGCAGGAGGCCGATCATGCTTAACCGCATTGTTCTCATGGGACGTCTGACCCGCGATCCGGAGCTTCGCCGAACGCAGAGCGGCACGGCGGTTGTCTCCTTCTCCGTTGCCTGCGACCGCGATTACGCGGCGCAGGGCGCGGAGCGGGAAACGGATTTCATCGACATTGTCGCGTGGCGCGGGACGGCTGAGTTTGTGGAGAAGTATTTCGACAAAGGCCGCATGATCGTCGTGGCCGGGCGGCTTCAGATACGCAACTGGGAAGACAGGGACGGCAATAAGCGCCGCAGCGCCGAGGTCGTTGCCGATAGCGTTTACTTCGGCGATTCCAAGCGTGACGGCGATGGCGGCAAGGCCAAGGGCGAGCCGACCTACGACCCGACCGGCGGCTTCTCACAACTCGCGGACGATGACAGCGACTTGCCGTTCTAAGGAGGTCTCTCATGGCAACAGGTAAAAGATTCTACTGGATGAAGCTCAAGGAGAGCTTTATGACCTCCGACACCATTGACTACTTTATGTCACAGCCAGACGGTGCAAACTACGTTGTTCTCTATCAGATGCTTTGTCTCAAGACCATCAACACCGATGGTCGCTTATCTCGACAGATCGGTGAGGTCGTTATCAAATACGACATTCCGAAAATCCGGCGCGATCTCAAATGGTTCTCTGCGGACACAATCCGCGTGGCTCTCAATCTCTATAAATCTTTCGGTCTTGTTTATGAAGACGTTGACGGTGTTCTGGTTCTTGCGGACCACAACAATCTCGTTGGAAGCGAAACCGATGCAGCTTCCCGCATGAGAAATGTCCGTTCTCGCAAGGCTGACGCCCTTCCCGAAAGTGTAACGCAAGGCGAACAGACCGCGAACATTGTTACACCAGAAATAGAGAATAGAGATAGAGATAAAGAGATTAGAGATAAGAGCTTAGATACAGATATAGAGGATACGGAAGATTCTTGCGCAGAGCCGGTAACCGTCTCCGCGCCGCCGATCATCAGCATCATTCTGAATGACAAGTCGTTCTTCGATGTGTCTCCGGAGGATTACAACCGCTGGTGCGAGCTGTACCCCGCTGTCAACGTCATGCAGGAACTCAGGAAGATGTCAAGCTGGAGCACCGACAATCCCAAGCGGCGCAAGACGAAATCAGGAATCCGCCGGTTCATCAATGCTTGGCTTTCCAAGGAGCAGGACAAGGGCGGGCAGTATCGTTATCAGGGTGGTAGCTCCAGCGGCAACGTCTTTACCGACATCGCGGAGGGCATGAGAAATGGACAGGCTTGAAACGGCTGATATTCTGGCGGTTCTGAAAGCGGCCTACCCGCAGTTCTATAACGGCCTCAGCCCCAAGGAGGCAAACAAGATCGTCGATCTCTGGGCTGAAATGTTCAAGGATGAGCCTGTTATGGTCGTTGCCGTTGCAGTAAAAGCCATGATTGCCTCGCGGACAAACACATTTCCACCGAATATCGGCGAAGTCAAAGAGCAGATCACGAAGATGCGTATGCCGAAGGAAATGACCGCCGCCGAGGCGTGGACGCTGGTCTACCGGGCGATTGCAAACAGCGGCTACAACGCAAAAGAGGAATACGACCGTCTGCCGCCTACGATTCAGCGGCTCGTCGGCTCGCCGCAGCAGCTTCGGGAATGGGGCATGATGAACGCCGAAACAGTGCAAAGCGTGGTCGCTTCCAACTTTCAGCGCTCCTACACGGTGCGCATCAAGAGCGATCGGGAGTACATGGCGCTCCCGTCAGACATAAAACAGATGATTTCCAGCGTCGCGCAGCAATTTGCGCTCGGCGACGGAAATGAGAATGGAGGATGAGGATATGAAAAGATGGGCAAGGCGCAACCTGCCTACGGTTGTTCTTCTGGCGGCGCTGATCCTGCTCGCCGCGTTGGTGCTTGCGATTGCGATGCCACGCGAAACCGAAAATACGCCTGTTGTTTCCGCGGCAATTTCGCCGACGTTTGACGAAGCGGCCTATCAGAGCCGCTTGGAGGTCGAAGCCTACGCGGAGGTCGAACACGAAACCGCCGATATTCCCGGTACATACAATCTGCCAGAGCCTCCCCAAGAGGCAGACAGCGAGCCTTGCGGAAAGGGCGGCTTCGAGTGCCAGGACAAAGAGGATTGGGAGCGCCTTGCCATTGTGATTTATCAGGAAGCCGGTGGAGATTCCTGCTGCGATATGTGCCGCTACCGTGTGGCTGACGTTGTCCTGAACCGCGTGAATGACCCGCGCTATCCAGATACCATTGAGGGCGTTCTGATGGACAACAAGTACGGCTTACAATGGGGACTGCTCTCCGTGACCGGAATTGTCTGGCCGGACAAAGCAAGCGAACCAGGCGAAGCTGCTGCCGTGCAACGGGCGTGGGATATTGCAGCCGACGTCCTTGAGGGACATCACAGCGACCTCACGAGCGATTACATCTGGTGTTCTGAATACAAACAGGGCTCCGACGTGATCTACTGCGATGGCATCTACTTCGGAGAGGGATAGGAGGTCGCTATGGCAAAAGACCCCAAAAGACAGCTTCTGGGCAAGATCGCCCGCCAGAAAGGACAGTATTTCGAGCAGCGGCTTGATGGCTCTTTCGAGTATTACCGCGAACGCGGCTATGCTCTGATCGAAAAAACGCCAGAGCCGATGAAAGTCATCAAGCCGGAGGGCAACGGGCGCTTCCTCGCCTGCTACACAAAGAAAGCGCAGGTGGACTACAAGGGTACGCTCAAGGGCGGAAGGACGATTCTGATTGAAGCCAAATTCACGTCTACTGACCGTTTGACGCAGGATCGCGTGCTCGACATTCAGGCGTCCTACATGGATCGCCACCAGAGCCTCGGCGCACGCTGCTTCGTCGTTGCCGGCTTTTCAACCGGCGAAGTCTACAAAATCCCATGGAATGACTGGAAAGCCATGAAAGACCTCTTTGGACGGAAATACGTCAAGGAAGAAGATTTACAACCCTATCGGGTGAAAACAGCGTGGAACGGAACGCTGTTCTTGCTCGACTGACAACGAAAGGAGTATTTACAATGAGTGAAATCACGTTATATGAAGCGCAAGCCAAGAAAATGCAGGGTATTTGTGACGAACACAATCTGACCTATCGCTTCCTCAAAGACCGCTACCCCATCATCTTCATCATCCGCCCGATTCAGGGCATGGACGCACAGATTTCCATGCTAGAAGTGGTTGAGGAAGCAGGCTATATCAGCCCCGAAGCCGAAATGATGTGGATCTTCAAAGACGGTGCGCTTGAAACGCGCGTCACCGGCGGCACGTTTACGATCTCAAAAACGCTCCGCACCAAGATCGAATCGATCTTGATGAAGATGATTACATACTGGCAGCAGTATTTCTTCAAGGACGTCTTGGAAAAGCACTCGCTTGCCGCTGGCATGATGCCAGTCATCAGCGAGGAAGAAGCCGCAGACGATGAATACGAGGAAGACGCGGAAGGCATCAATGAGGAAGCAGAAGCTGAAATGGATGACGTAAACGAGCTGGAGGACGTGGATGATGAACTCGGCGACACCGCCGACAGCTCCGATGCCACGGACGATGATCTCTACGATCAGGCTGTCAGCATCGTGCGCATGGAAAACAAGGCGACGGTTTCTCTCCTGCAGCGCCGCCTGAACGTCGGCTATGCCCGCGCCGCCCGCATCATGGAGCTGCTGGAGGAAAACGGCATTGTCGGACCGTTCGCTGGCTCGAATCCGCGCGAAGTCCTTCCTGCCGACGAGCCGGACGATGTGGAGGGCTCAGACGATGAATAATCAGAACCCGCCTCTGCTCAAACGGGATGATTACAAAACCATCAAGCACATGAACCGTGAAGACCTGACGAAATACCTCTATCGCATCTACCGGCGCGGCTTCGATGCTGGTGTCGAGTCCACCAAAGGCAAGGTCACCAAGCGTTCCATCGTACCGCCTGAACCGGCGCAGACGGAGGAATAAGCCATGGGAAGAAGTGTGCCGCACAATCTGAAAAGCACCCATCAGACGGAGTTTGTAAAGATCTTCAACTCCCTCTGCGGCCGATATGGACGCTGGGAAATCTGGCAAGATTTCATAACACTCGCCGCAATCGCGATCTCAAATACCGTTGATCGGAGTCAAGCCGCTGAGCGCGAAAAGACGTACATGACGATTGCCGGAAAGTACAAGCCCGAAGAAATGCTCAAATTCTCGCAGATGCTCCAAGAGGTCGTGATTGGTATGGATTTTAACCCGGACCAGGACTTTCTCGGTGAGCTTTACATGGCGCTTGATCTGGGCAATGACCACGCTGGACAGTTTTTCACGCCCTATAATGTCTGCCGTATGATGGCCGAGATCACCGGCACAGACCTCCAAGCGCGTGTAGAGCGGGACGGCTGGATCTCCGTCAACGATTGTGCCTGCGGTGCAGGAGCGTTGCTGGTGGCGTTTGCAAACGCCTGTACGCGGCAGAAAATCAACTATCAGGCCTCTGTGCTTTTTGTAGCACAGGACATTGACTACATCGTTGGTCTGATGTGCTACCTGCAGCTATCGCTCATGGGCTGCGCCGGGTACGTCGTGATTGGCGACACGCTTCTTCATCCCTCAACAGCACTTGACCGCCGAGGGCTTATCCCCCGGCCAGACCAGAACATATGGTACACCCCGTTTTATTTCCGCGACATCTGGCACTACCGCCGCATTTGGGCGCAGATGGATTTACTGCTTCAGACAGACGAAAAACCCGCCGAGCAAGTTACCGGCAAGTTAAAATCGTCTGCCGCGCTGCCGCCCTTGCCCTTGCAGGAAACGAAAACCGGGCAGCTCACACTATTCTGACAGAAAGGAGGAATCGCCTGACACATGGGAAAATGGACGGACGATCAACTTCAATATCTCCGCGAGCATAGTCGCTCACAGCCGGCAGCGGCTATTGCCGCAGCGCTTGGCCGGACGGAAGGGTCTGTACGACAAAAGAGGCGTTCGCTCGGACTGCAAAGCTATCACGCAGGATGGACAAAAGCAGAAGAACAATTCCTCCAAGATCAATGGGGTGTCATGTCAATCCCCGCGATTGCAAAGCGCCTTAACCGCTCCGTCGAGGCTGTCGTCGTGCGAAAAAACAGGCTGGGGCTTGGCCCGGTTCTATTCGGTGGCGACTACATATCCATGAATCAGCTCGTGATTGCCGTTTGCGGCACCAATGCCGGTGGAGGCTACAAACTGAAAAGCTGGGTTGAAAACCGCGGCCTTCCGATTCACACGAAGCGCGTCAATCAGAACAGCTTTCGCGTCATTCGGCTCAATGAGTTTTGGAAATGGGCAGAACAGCACCGCTCGTTCATTGACTTTTCCAAAATGGAGCCGTTGGCGCTGGGCGAGGAGCCTGCATGGGTAGCCGAGCAGCGCAAGAAAGATTTTCAGTCGTTTGCCATCCAGCGGAAAGACCCGTGGACGCCTGATGAAGACGCGCGGCTGAAAATGCTGCTTCAACAGCACAAGTACGGATACGCCGAGCTTTCTGACATACTGCGCCGGTCCGCAGGCGCGATCCAGCGCCGATGCACAGATCTCGGTATAAAAGAGCGTCCTGTCAAGGCCGACAATCATGGCGCATCTTCCGCATGGACGCAGGCTGATTTTGACGCGCTGGCCGATGGCATTCGGCACGGCGACAGCTACACCGCCATCGGAAAGGTCATCGGTAAATCGGAAAAGGCAATTCGCGGGAAGGTCTATTTTGTTTATCTCACGGAGAATCAGGACAAAGTACGCGCTATGCTCAAAGATCAGCCGTGGGGCTGCGGCGCACCGGACCCGACCGTAAAGCAGGCAATGAGCCTGTCCAGAACGCGAACCGAAACCACGCGAACGCTCGAAATGCTCTGCTCCGTTCTCCGCAAGCGCATCAACGACATTGACGAGAATCCCTACTGGCAGCGGCTCATGTGCGCAAACTGGGATGAAGTCAAAGGCTGCGATCGCTGCGTCAACTGCGACGAATGTGCCGAGTTTCGCAGAATCCCACCGCAGCATTGCGCCCGGTGCGGCCGTTCTTTTATCGAGCGCAAAGAAAATACCTTCTGCCCGGCCTGCAGGCTGGCACGGAAGAAACAAGCGCAGCGCCATTGGTACCGCGTGAATGGAGCGCAGATGCGCTCCTGAATGAAAGGAGATTTGCAAATGCCTCAAGTTGTTTTGACTGAGATGTGCGTCTTGGGCGGCTGTGCCGCCCATTGCGCCATCACTGATGCCTGCAAACATTGTGGGAATTATCGCTCTGAGATCGAGCGCCGCCGTGCGCTTCCTCTGACGAATGGCATTGGGCAAAACACGTTTGACGAAGCACAAGCCGATCTGGATGGCTATGCAGCCGAGAAAGGATGGACAAAGCTGTGAAACCGGAAGAAATTGTACAGGCGTTGCGGTGCGTGTCTGCATCGGGCAGCCCAACAGGAAATTGTGAGAAATGCGCATATTACCGGCGCGAGCAGTTGGAAGGCGAGCTCAAGGAAAAACTGGAGACAGATACATGGGCAAGCTGCGATATCGATAAAGTTGGCATGGACGCAGCCGACATGATTGAACGCCTGATTGTCGAGAATGTGGTGCTTCCTGATGGACAAGCGAGCGCGATTGAAACACTTCACAAGGAAATCGAGTGGAAAGACATGGTCATTGCCCTCGCCCAGCGAGAGCAAGCAAAGGCAGAAGCCGAGAGGGACGCACTGCTTGAGATTGCTAAACAGGGGAAGGACTGCAAGACGTGCAAAAATAATGAGGTATGCGTCCAGCCCGGAATAGGCGCTGCACACCGGTGTGATAGATGTGTGGAGAAATGCGCTTGCTACGGGTGTGAAGGAGGACACTGGGAATGGCGCGGCTTGCCGGAAGCGCCGGAAGAAGGAGATCACCATGAGCCAAAGACGTGAAAAACGGAAGCGCCGCGAGCGGCGCCGGGAATATGCGCTGGAACTCCGGTGCTGGCAGAACAATGAGCCGCCGAAGATCCTGTTCTGGCGCTGGCGCAAATGGTATCGCTCGAAGCCGACGTTGAAGGACGGCGGGCATTGGAGCGTAAAGGGTATGTGGAGGTATTTGGAGTGAAATCTGTGCTTATCAGCATTCGGCCTGAATGGTGCAAGATGATTGCTGAAGGGAAGAAAACCATAGAGGTGCGCAAGACGCGCCCCAAACTGGAATGTCCGTTCCAGTGTTACATCTACTGCACAAGCGGGAAAACGGTTTGGACGCCCCAAAAGCCTTACTGCAAAAATATTGATGGAAGCATTGTTTACAAGCGGAAAATTATGAACATCAAGGTTGTCGGAGAATTTACGTGCGACCGTATTGACACATATCCATTCGTACAGCGCAGCCATCCCGAATTGAATGGTGCCAGAGATTGCGCGGATGGCTGGTATGGCATATACGAGGAGGAGCTTAGAGACACTTGCCTGTCCGAAATTGAGCTGAAGCTATACGGAAGCCACACTGGTCTCTATGGTTGGCACATCTCAGGCCTGAAAATTTACGATGAGCCGCGCGAGTTAAGTGAATTTGGGAGAATACGCGATTGTGAAAAGTGCGATGAAGCTCGGGCAAGCGCTTGCAACCAGTGCATATTTGATCGGGAAATAAAGCGCCCGCCCCAGAGCTGGTGCTATGTAGAAGGAGGCGTTTGACGGTGCCTATCTTGAATTACACGACGAAGATTGACGTTTTTACGACGCTCGGTGAGATTCAAGCCCAGCTCGTCAAGCACGGCGCGAAGAAGATCATGCAGGACTATGACGATTCCGGGCATATCACGTCGCTATCCTTCCTGATTGATACCCCGGACGGCCCGCGCGGAATCCGTCTCCCGGCAAACGTCGATGCTGTGTTGGCTGTGCTGGCGAAGCAGAAAGTCAAATGCGGCCGCGATCAGGCAGAACGCGTCGCTTGGAGAATCCTCAAAGATTGGGTAGCAGCACAAATGGCGATTCTGGAATCTGAGATGGTGCAAATGGACGAAGTTTTTCTGCCGTACATGGTAAACGATTCCGGGCAGACGCTTTTCCAGTGCTACAAAAACAAACAACTTGCGATTGGAGGATATTGATGGAAGCAGTTAATTGTTTGAGATGCGGATACAAAGACGCCGATAACGGAAATTGCACCGCTGCAGGCGGATTCTGCACGGCCGTTCCAGCAGCGTATTGCCCGTTGCTGCGGCAGTATTTAGGTACAGGGATGACACCGGAACAGGCGGCAAACGCCAAGACTATCATCGAATCCGCATTTGCGGAGGACACTTCGAAAGCTGAACGAATCAGAAAGCTGCTGGCCGCTGATAAGGAGGGCCGTGTCCTGATTCTGCCGTGCAAACGCGGGGACGGTATTTACATCTGCAGCGCTGGCCGCGCATGGAGATTCTGGGTGACCGATGTGAGTACGCTTAATGGGCGTACAGTGCTTAATGTGCAAGGATTCGGAACGATTGCAGCAGATGACGTCGGAAAAACAGCGTTTCTCAGCTTAGAAGAAGCCGAGCGGGCTTTGGAGGAACAGAAAAATGTCTAAGCCGAAAAAGCTGGGTATGCCAGCCGCCTACACCTCGAATGCCAGAGCTGATTTCCTGCGCCGCCCGAAAGCGGCAGAACGTCGGAAATGGACTGTCGCAAGCGATGATCGGCTGGAACGTATGGAGCAGAAACGTATTGAACGCAAAAAGGAGGGCTGTGAGCATGGTTGAAGTCCACTGGATGCAGCTTTTGCGTCTTTTCTTGCTCGGATTCTATCTTGGTTGGATTGTCTGCGGCTTCTACCGCGATGGGAGGTGAAAGTGATGAACGAAAGGCAAATCCTCGGTAGAGCAGTTTCCTTCTACGGCAGTGAGATTCAAAGAGTTGTTGCAATCGAGGAACTGAGCGAACTGCAAAAAGAGCTGTGTAAAAGTCTTAGAACAGGAGCCGACAGACCGCACATTGCCGAAGAAATTGCGGACGTGCAGATCATGCTGGAGCAGATGATGATGCTCTATGAATGCCACGAAGATGTTTCGATTTGGCGGAGTAAAAAGGTCGAGCGTCTGTATGAGCGGCTAATCCGCGACGGTGGAATGCGAGGTGCAGAATGCCAAGAACCGATGAATTGACCTGCCGATTTTGCGGCGCGGACAGCCGCTGCAAGATCGAAAAAGTGTGTATGCGAGCCAGAACACCGCCTATGTTTTGCGTCAGGTGCTATAATTGCGGTAGAGCGGGTACACCGAAAGGCACAAAGAAAACCGCAATCCGGGCTTGGAAAAAAGCAAAGTAACGATGGAAAGGGGCGGCGCACATGACTCTGGCGGAACTGAATGGACACCTTGACCTTGTCCAGCAGCTTCAGAAAACAGAAGAATTGATCCAGGGCTTGTGGGATGCTGCCGTTCCCGGCGCACAAAAGCTGGATGGAATGCCTCATGCTTCGGGTGTCAGCGACAAGGTTGGAATCCTCGGCGCTGAGATCGCGGATATGGAAACGCAGCGCGACGAGCTGAAAGAGCAGATCGCAAAGAGCGAGGAAACCGTCGCCGTCTGGATCGCCAGCATTGAAGACTGTATGACACGTATCATCTTCCGCTTGCGGTTTATCCGTGGAATGTCATGGCGCGAGGTGTCTCAGACCGTCGGAGGGCGCAATACAGAGGATTCTGTGCGGATGGTATGTTATCGTTACTTATGCGCTCAAAAGTCGTTCTGAGGGGTTGCAAGTCGTTTGTTGCTTTTCGTTTGACAATCTGATATGGTTATACTCGCAAATCCTAAATCAAGCCGGGCGGCGCTCCTGATCGGGGGCGCTGCTCATTTTATTCGGAAGGAGGACTTGCCTCCACGATGCTCCTTGCGTGGAGGATGGCTCGAACCTGCGGCGTATCGCCAACGCTGCCGGCTGCGGGTACATCGAAAAAAGGAGGAAACCCTATGTTGCTCACATGAGCGGCGCGGGGTCAGCAGCAATGATCTACTTGCAAAACAACGTATTCGATGAAGCATTGGAACGGCTGCGGATGATCTTCGACGGCCACGACGATGTGATCGTCAGCATGTCCGGCGGCAAGGACAGTACAGTTCTTTTCCGCATGGCGCTTATGGTTGCGCAGGAGCGCGGGCGTCTGCCGCTCAAGGTATTCTGGCTCGATCAGGAAGCTGAGTGGCAAGCGACGGTGGACTATATGCAGCACATCATGGAGCTGCCGGAAGTCACGCCGTACTGGTATCAGATCCCCTTTGAATTCACAAACACGCTCTCCCCGGAGAAGAATTTCATCAGTGTTTGGAATCCGGAGGACAAAGCGATCTGGATTCACCCGCAGCACCCGCTCTCCATCAAGGAAAACCCCAGCAGCGAAAAACGATTCCATGAGCTTGTCAACGTCCTCCCGCCCTACTGCACCGATTCTGAGAATTGTGCCGTGCTGGTGGGTATGCGCATGACGGAAAGCCTGAACCGGCGCGTTGCTATCACGCAGCATGAAGCCCGATACAAAGGCGTGACGTGGTGCAAGAAGAAAGTTGGCAGGTGTCAGGTGTTCTGGCCGATCTACGATTTCACCAACGATGACATCTGGACAGCCATTGCCAAGAATCACTGGGCGTACAATCGCGTCTACGATCTGCAATACCAGTGGGGCTTGGCCAAGGAGGCCATGCGCGTCTCAGCGCTCATCCACGAAACCGCCTGGCACTCGATTGAAATGCTGCAGGAGTTTGAGCCGGACACCTACAACAAGTTCATCCGTCGCGTATCTGGCGTCGGTACATTCGCCCATACCTTTGACAGCGGCGACATCATCCCGCGCCAGCTCCCCTTTGCATTCCGTTCGTGGCAGGAATACCGCGACTATCTGCTCGTCAATATCGTGAAGCCCGAATACCACGAGCTGTTCCGAAACCGCTGGAAGAATCAGACCGGAGACGAATGGTATCGTGTCCATGTCAAAGAGATCGTCCTGAATGATATTGATGGCACGAACAACGCAAATGCCCGCTCCCGTTTCCGCATCCGGGAAAAGGCTCCCACCTACCGCAAACGCGACGCCGCGCAGTTTGAGCAATATATGGGCAGCAAGAAATGATTTCAGATCAGCCCATTCATCAGGTCGAGTGGATACCCATTGAAAAGGTCCACGCAAACGACTACAACCCCAACAGTGTCGCCACGCAGGAGATGAAGCTGCTTTATCGCTCCGTCAAAGCGGACGGCTACACGCAGCCCGTCGTTACCATCTACGACGAAAAGAAAGACCGGTATGTTATCGTCGACGGCTTCCACCGATACAGCATCATGCGCAGATTCAAAGACATCTACGCTTCATGCGAGGGGAAGCTGCCCTGTGTTGTGCTTCACGGCAAGACCATGAATGATCTCATGGCCTCGACCGTTCGGCACAACCGCGCCAGAGGCAAGCACTCCATTAACGGTATGTCCAATATCGTCATGGAAATGCTGATGAACGGCGCGACCGACCTGCAGGTCTGCAATGAGCTTGGCTTAGAGCCGGAAGAGCTGGTGCGCCTCAAGCACATCACCGGATATGCGAAGCTCTACGAAAACAATTCATTCACACGCGCTGCGATCTCCGAGAATCAGGCGCGTCAGCTTCAGAAGTATCGAAAGGAGGCTGGCACTGATGGAGATTGTTAATCAGATCGTGATGAAGAAGATTTCCGAGGTCAAGCCCTATGTACGCAATCCCAGGAAAAACGATAAGACGGTCAACCTGCTTGTCGAGATCATTCCGAAGGTTGGCTTCAACGTGCCGCTGGTCATCGACCGCAACGGTATCATCGTCAAAGGTCATGCCCGTTATGCTGCCGCCATTCGGCTCGGCATGGAGGAAATACCCTGCGTCGTAACAGACGCCGACGAAGAAACGATCAAGCTCGACCGTCTGGCCGACAACCGCATTTCCGAATTCTCCGAGTGGATCAACGACGAGCTGCTCCACGAGATCGATATGCTCAACCTTGACTTTGACTTCGATCTCGAATCCCTTGGCTTCCCCGCTCCCAGCGACGATTTTGACGCCGATGCTCTTTTCGATGATGGGGTGGTCGGTGAATCCGAAGAGGACCGCCGTGCCAGATACCAAGCCTATCTGGATAACGCCGCAAAGGAAGAAGCACAGAATGTTGCAATCACCACGCAGGAGCAAGTAGACCGCGCCAAAGCGTCCGCTCTGAGCGTAGCCGAGAAGCCGCCCAAGTATGCCAAGGTCGTTTGTGAGCATTGCGGCCACGTCATGTTCATCAAGGAGGGCGATGCAGTTTTCTCCGTAGAACAATCGTAGCCACCGGTAATTATTCATAAGGGCTGGGTGGGTATGCAGCCAATCCCCTGTCAAATCCGTACCGATGTGAGGCGATAAACGATGCAAGAACAAGAGAAGATTCCTGTCTGGGTGCAGATCGTCAATGGAAAGACGGTGTGCATCTGCCATCGAGGGCGCAAAGGCTGCAAGAAGCCCTGCGAGAAGGACGTTGTCACGCGCGATAAGTTTGCTGGGTGGCAGGGTATCATGCGTCGTGATCGATTCGGCCGCTGAAAAGGTACTGTCGGGAGGGGGCGGCATCTGTTGCGGGCTCGACGACCCCATTTTTCGCCTAGTTAGTTTCCTGTTTTTCGGGTAATTTCGTTACGATTACCGCTGGAATATGCGCTGGTATCGAGACAGATACCGCGCATTTTTCATACCACGGCGCGGGTGAGGCATACCGCGCCGACCTCCTAATGTTCATATGGTCACATCGGGGTAAGGACCACGCCCGTGCAGCACAGGTGCCGCGGTGGAATTCCGCTGAGCCCCATCCGAAAAAGCGTGAAAGGAGTTTGCTATATGGCTGAAACAAAAGCGAAGATCGATGCCGAAGCTGAAATCAGCACGACAGAGCTGGCCGCGATCCTCGGCGTGACGGCGCGGCGTGTGCAGCAGATGGCGCAGGACGGAACAATCGTTCCGGTGCGACGCGGCTACTTCCAGCTCGGCGATGCGGTTCAGCGATATATCAACTTCCTTTCCAAACCGCAGATCAGTGAGGCCGAGCAGAAGCTTGAAACAGCGAAGCGGCAGTCCGAAGCGCAGCTCAAGCTCTCCAAAGCTCAGCTTGCGAAGATGGAGGTCGAGGAGCTGAAAGGCAAGCTGCACCGCTCGGAAGATGTGGAGGGCTTCACGGAAGATCTGATTTACACCATCCGCGCTGCGCTGCTGTCGCTTCCGGGGCGGCTGTCGGTTGACGTCACCGCCGCGCAAAGCCCGGCTGAGGCTGCCGAGATCATCCGCAAGGAAGTCCATAAGGTCATGCGCGAGCTGGCTGCGTATCACTACGACCCTGAGAAATACGCCGAGAAAGTAAACGAGCGGCGCGACTGGAGCAATGCGGGGCGCAGCTATGACGAAGAATGAGGCAGCGGCCGATGCGCTGAAAAAAGCCGAAGCCGAACGCCAAGCCAAACGGCGCGGCGCGGCACGTCTGACCAAGGCCATGCGCAAGGCGCTGGCCGGTATGACGCCGCCTGATGACCTTACCGTCACCCAATGGGCAGAAGCCAAACGCCGCCTCTCTGCCGAGAGCGCGGCCGAACCCGGCCCGTGGCGTACGGAGCGCACGCCCTATCTGCGCGAGCCGATGGACGCTTTTACGGACCCAAAGGTGCGGCACATCGTCATGGTGGCCGCATCGCAGGTCGGCAAGTCCGAGTTTCTGAACAACTGCATCGGCTACATCATTGACGAAGACCCCGGCTCTATTCTGTTCATTCATCCTACGACCATCGACGCACAGGAGTATTCCAAGCTCCGTATCGCGCCGATGCTGCGTGATAGCCCGGCTCTGCGACAGAAGATCGCCGCGCCGAAAAGCCGTGACTCTCACAATACGATTCTCCAAAAGGCCTATCCGGGCGGCATCCTTACGATGTGCGGCTCGACCGAGGCTCACGCACTGGCATCAAAACCTATCCGCTATGTGTTCGGCGATGAACGCGACCGATGGGCAACGAGCGCCGGCAATGAGGGCGATCCGTGGGATCTGGCAATGGCCAGACAGACCACGTTCTATAACGCCAAGGCTGTCGAGGTTTCGACCACAACGATCAAGAATGCCAGCGCCATCGAAGCTGCCTATTACACAGGCACGATGGAACGGTGGAATTCCAAATGCCCGCATTGCGGCGAGTACCACGAAATTCGCTGGTCTGATATTCGCTTTGAGTACGACGAAATCATCGTATCTCACAAGAAGACCTACAAGGTCAAGAAGGTGTACTACACCTGCCCCGGCTGCGGCTGCATTTCCACGGAAGCGGAAATGAAACGTGCCCCGGCAAAATGGATTGCCGAGAATCCGGAAGCCTACGGCCAAGGAACCCGTTCTTTCTGGCTGAACGCTTTCGTCAGCCAGTGGGCTTCGTGGGAGTCTATTGTTCTGAAATATCTCAATGCGCTCGGCAGCACGAAGAAGATGCAGGTCGTTTTCAACACCTGCTTCGGCGAGCCGTGGGAAGATCGCGGTGACATCGAGGATGAGGATTCCCTGCTCGCTCGCCGTGAGGACTACGGCAAGGACAAAAACGGTGAGCCGGTCGAGCTGCCGCCGGGCGTCCTCGTTTTGACGGCTGGCGTTGATACGCAGGATGATCGCATGGAGTATGAGATCGTCGGGCACGGGTTCTTCGGCGAAACATGGGGCATTGAAAAAGGAATCGTCATGGGACGCCCAGATGATGACGCCACATGGAACAAACTCGATGAAGTTGTGTTCGACCGTGTGATGCGTTTTGAGAACGGCGTCGGCCTGCGGGTGTCTATGTCCTTCGTGGATGAGGGCGGTCACTTCACGCAGAGCGTTCGCGCTCAATGCAACGCCAGAATCAGCAAGAAGGTATTCTGCATCAAAGGTATGCCAGGACAGGATAAGCCCTATATCTCGCCGCCGAAAAAGCAGAAGATCTTCGTCAATCAGATCGCTGTCGGCACCTGCTGGCAATATCAGCTCGGCGTCGATTCCGGAAAGGAAATCATCATGGACAATCTGCGCGTACAGACGCCCGGACAGAAATATTGCCATTTTCCGAAGCGCGACGATTACGGCAGCACCTATTTTGCGGGCCTGCTATCGGAAACGAAGGTTTATGATCCGAACAAGAAGCAGCCGTGGTCGTGGAAGAAGATTCCCGGACACGAGCGCAACGAGCCTTTGGACTGCCGCAACTACGCACTGGCCGCGTTCAAGGCTCTGCCCAAGAATCTTGATGAGATCGACCGCCAGATCAAGGCTGCTTCCGGTGTCCGTGTGCCTGCTCCGCCCTCGGCGAACATCACACCGCCGAAGCGCCGCACGGCGCAGCGCGGCAGGCAGAAATACTACGACGATTGGTAAGGAGCGTGTTTTATGGCAAGCAGAATCATCATTGAGAAGCGGCTTGCGTTCCGCGAAGCGGCGCTTGAAAAGCTCTACGACGCATACACGGCGCTGGTAGACGGCGGCGTAAAATCCTACATGATCGATGACCGGCAGCTCACCCGTTTTGATCTCCCGGCGCTGTCTGAGGAAATTAAGCAGATGGAGAACGAGATCGATCAACTGACCTCGGAGCTGAACGGCAGCAAGCGCCGCAAGGCATTCGGCGTCATCCCCCGCGATTGGTGACCTTTTTCGTGAGGCCACGAAAATGATAAATACAGCAATTCGCCCGAAAGGGCTTTTGCACGGACAGTCTGGCGGAGTTTTCTCCTTTCGCCGCCAGACCGTCCGTTTTCTATTTCACAGGAGGCGAAAGCATTGAGCAAGAGAAATCACAGCCGGAGCGCTGCTCCGTATGCCAAGGGCTATAGCGAAGCTGGCGCGAGCGTCACCCGGCGCGCGCTCAAGGGGTTCACCCCAGACAGCGGTTCGCCCAACGAAGATATTAACCGCAACAACGCCACGCTGCGCCAGCGGTCGAGAATGCTTTATATGGCATCGCCCGTGGCCACGAGCGCCATCAATACCAACCGCACAAAGGTTGTCGGTACCGGCCTGACACTGAAAGCAACCGTCGACCGCGACCTGCTGGGGCTTTCTCCGGAGGCGGCAAAAGAATGGCAGCACAAGGCCGAGATGGAATTTCGACTCTGGGGCGGTAAAAAGCAGAACTGCGACGCGCTCGGCCTGAACAACTTCATGGCTCTGCAGCAGCTCGCGCTCAAATCGTGGCTCATGTCCGGAGACGTGTTTGTCCTAGTGAAGCGTTACCCGGCGACGCCGCTGAATCCATACTCCATGCGACTGCACGTCATTGAGGCAGACCGTGTTTCCACGCCTACCGACTTCAGCGGAGGCTATACCTACGGCGGCTTCGTGGACGCTGTCGTTCCGGACGGGAGGCCCGGCGCCGGTCACCGCGTTTTCGACGGCGTGGAGGTCGACAAAAACGGCCGCGTCGTCGCCTATTACATCAGCAACACCTATCCGCACCAGATCACGACCGAGAAGCAGGAATGGACGCGCGTCCCGGCCTACGGTGAGCGCACCGGCCTGCCGAATATCCTGCACATCATGGACAGCGAGCGCCCCGATCAGTACCGCGGCGTTCCGTATCTGGCGCAGGTTATTGAACCGCTTCTGCAGCTTCGCCGCTACACGGAATCGGAGCTGATGGCCGCGCTGGTGCAGAGCTTCTTCACGGCGTGGATTGAGACGGAAACCGATCCGTCCGGTACGCCATTCAATGAAGTCGGTACAGGAGACATTGCCGGCGTTCCGACCGCCAGCCCGGATGGCGCTGGCGCGAGCAATATTTCCGACGATCCCAACGAGTACGAAATGGGGCCGGGTACGGTAGCGCATCTTGCCCCCGGCGAGAAAGTTGTTTTCGGCAGTCCGAATATCCCGACCGCAGGATTCGAGACGTTCGTGAAGACAATTTGCCGTCTGGTCGGCTCGGCGCTGGAGCTGCCTTATGACGTACTCATCAAGGAATTCAACAGCTCCTATTCTGCGAGCCGCGGTGCGCTGCTGGAAGCATGGGAAGCGTTCAAAATGCGCCGGTCTTGGTTCGTGAATGACTTCTGCCAGCCGATCTACGAGCTGTTCATGGCTGAAGCTGTTGCGCTCGGACGCATCAATGCTCTGGGCTTCCACACAGATCCGCTCTTGCGCGAGGCGTGGTGCGGCGCTCGCTGGATCGGCCCGGTGCAAGGCTCCCTCGACCCGAAGAAGGAGGCCGAGGCCGCTCTGATGCTGACCAACCGCGCCATCAAGACGAACGATCAGGTCACGCGCGAAATGTCTGGCGGCGACTGGGAAGAAAACGTCGATCAGCTTGCGCGTGAAAATGAATTGCTCGCGGCCATCGGGAGTGTGCAGCAGCCAGCAGGAAACACACCGCCCGCGAGCGGTGAAGAATGAAGGAGGAATCGGGCATGAAAACGAAAAATGCGCCGGCTATTTCGATCAGCAAAAAGGTCTACACCATGGCCACTACGGATGAATCTGGCAGCTCGGCCGAGATCACCATGTATGGCGACATCTACGAGCAGCAGCCGACAAACTGGTGGGGTGAACCCATTGAGGGGCAGTACATTCTGCTCAGCGAGTTTTTGGAGGACCTCAAGCAGATTTCTTCCTGCAAGAACATCACAATCCGCATGAACAGCTACGGCGGCGACGCCGGGGCCTCGAACATGATTCATAACCGGCTGCGCGAGCTTTCCCGAAGCGGTGCAAAGCTCACCTGCATTGTGGACGGCGTGGCCATGTCGGGCGGCAGCATCATCATGTGCGCCTGCGATACGGTCAAGGTCAATCCGTCCAGCATTATTATGATTCACAAATGCTGGCAGTTTCTTTTCGGCGGCTATAACGCCGATGAGCTACGGGAACAGGCCACGCAGCAGGACGCATGGGATAAGATGCAGTCCGAGGTCTACAAGCGCAAAACCGGGCTTTCCGAAACAGTCATCATGCACATGATGGCAGATACAACCTACATGACAGGTCGTGAGGCCATTGAAAAGGGCTTCGCGGATGAACTGATTGAAGATGCCGAGCCTGTCGGTATCGCCGCCAGCGCGGATGGGCGCAGCCTGTTCGTGCGCGGCAAGCAGTTTCACCTCGCTCCGGGCATGTTTGCCCCGGACAACATTCCTACGGTCGATTCCGAGGCAGCGGCCCCGGTTGAGGCGAATAAAAACAAGCCGGAGAATCCCGGCGAAGAAGGAGGAAACTCTATGACACTGGAAGAGCTCCGGGCAAAATACCCGGACGAAATCGCTCAGGCTGAAGCTGCTGCACGGGCCGCTGTCGATCACACCGAAGCGGTCACTGCGGCGGTTCAGGCTGAACGGGAACGGATGCAGGAAATTGACGAAGTCGCCAGCCTGCTCGATCCTGCTGACGTGCGCGAAGCCAAGTACGGCGAAAAGCCTTGCACCGCCGCCGATCTGGTAATGGCCGACGCGAAGAAGCGCGCCAAGCAGGGCAAGAAATTCCTGTCCGACCTCAAGGACGATGCCGACGAATCCAACGCTGAAGACGTTGGCGCGACACCTCCCCCCGCTGAGGAAGAGAAAGAAGACGATGACGCGAAGAAGACCCCGGAAGCGCGGATGGCTGATGCAAGAGCCAAGGTTTCTGCGCTGTTCGGCAAGAAGGAGGGCTAAGCTATGACGAACCTGAGCAAGAAACTCGGTGAGATGAATTTCGATGGTCTGTTCACGGACGTCGTGCCTGCCGTTCAGGTACGCGGCGGCACCATTCGCAAGCAGACCACTTCTGCTGTCACACTCAAGCGCGGCACGATCCTCGCAAAATCCTACGGCACGGCTGGCGACGGCAAGCTGGTGATCCTCGGCTCCACTGCCGCGACCAATGAAACGCTGACGCCGGATTGCGTACTCTGCGACGATGTTACCGTTGGCACCGACGCCGACGAAAAGGTCGCAGTCTACACGGCCGGCTGCTTCGACCCCGACAAGGTGAGCGTCGCTGCCAGCTACAGCATCACCGAAACCGACAAAGACAATCTGCGTATGCGCGGCATCGTCTTCAAGGACGCTGCCGCCGCCAACTAAGGAGGGAGTCAACTATGAGTGCAGAACTGAACTTCTTTGATACCTATGTCCTGATGGCGATTGTCGAGGAAATTGTTCCCCGGCAGACGTTCTTCAAGGATCGCTACTTCCCGACCGGCGATGGCGACATCTTCGCGTCCGACAAGGTGCTGACCGAGTATCGCAAGGGTGACCGCAAGATGGCGGCTTTCGTGTCTTCCCGCGCCGGTGATATTCCGATGGAGCGCCGGGGCTACGAAATCCACGAGCTTCAGCCTGCGTTTATCGCGCCGTCCCGTCTGCTGACGATGGACGATCTGCGCAAGCGCGGCTTCGGTGAAGCAATCTACGCCAACAGCACCCCGGCACAGCGTGCCGCCCGCCTGCAGCGTGACGATCTTGCAGATATGGAACGCCGCATCATCCGCCGTGAAGAATGGATGGCGGTGCAGACTATGATCAACAACGCCTGCACGATGCAGTCTTACATCGATGACAAGACTGAGGGCGAGAAGCTGTATGTGCAGTTTTACGACACGACGAGCGATCACACCTACACTGTCAGCACCAAGTGGAACGCAGCGAATGAGAAAGGCAAAGCGTTCTTCGGCGACGTGAAGAATATGTGCCGCAAGCTCTCCAAGCGTGGTCTTCACGCAGCCGACCTCGTGATCGGCTCTGATGTTGCCGACGCGATTCTCGGTCTGGATGACGTCAAGTCCCTGCTCGACCGCAACAGTGGTATCATTATCGGCACGATCGATCAGCAGCTCAGCGCCTATGACGGCGTTGTCTACATGGGTACGCTGAATTTCGGCGGTTTCCGTCTCAACGTGATTTGCGTGGACGAAACCTACGTCGATGACAGCGGTGAGGAGCAGAGGTACTTCCCCGCGACCTCCGCAATGGTCACGGCTCCTGACTGCGGCCACATGATGTACGGCCAGATCACGCAGATTGATTACGGCTCGACCGACTTTACTACCTACGTTGCAAAGCGTGTGCCGAAGTTTGTCCTTGACCAGCCCGGCGATAAGCGCAAGCTGCGCCTTGCCACCCGTCCGTTGGCTGCACCGAAAGATGATTGCCCGTACATCTACGCGGCAAACGTCGTGGCCTGATCGGCGCGTGAAAGGAGTACGGCATGAAAATTGAAATTATCAGCGGTTCCTACGGCTGGCGTAAGACCAAGGACGCCATGCCGAAGCTCGTTGAGCGCGGCGGCATCTGCGAGGTAGACGAAGCCGAAGCAAGGCGTCTCGTCGCACTCGGCGTCGCAGCGATCGTCCACGAAGCAGACGAAGCGCCTGTTGCAAGCGGCAGCACGGTCGAAAGCGGCGACACCCCCTGCGCCGATATGCCCAGCGAAGAAAACGGCGCAGAGAGCGGCGCAGAGGCCCATCTCGACGCGGAGCAGCTACAGGAAATGACGGTGGCACAGCTCAAAGAGCTTGCCGCCGAGCTTGGCATTGAAACGGCGAAGCTCCGCAAGAAAGATGACCTGATTGCGGCAATCGTTGCCGTGCCCGTCGAGCCGGGCGAGGAAATCAGTGAGGATGATCTTCCTGATCTGAGCGCCGCCGCGCCGGTGGTATGAGCAAATTCAAGGACATGGTCGCGCGTGACAATGCGCGGACCTTTATGAACCTCGACGAGTTTGCAGAGAAGCGGATCGTGGTCTACGACGGCGTGACATACGACGGCGAGGATCACGCTGGCATTCCGGTTGTGCTGTCCGGGCTGAAAGAGAAAGACCGCCGCCAGCTTATGAGCGATCATATTCAGGGGCTGTTCCTCGTTTCGTCCGTGCTGCATTGCAGGATTCAGGATCTCGGCGGCAACCAACCGGAAAAAGGGACGCGCATGGAGATCAGCGATCCCGATGACGCCACTTTCTTCCGACGCTTCTACGTCGCGTCCTCTGTCTGTGAACTCGGTCTGCTGCGTGTGGAACTGGAGGCGTTTGACGAATGAATAAGGGATTTGCTCCGTACACAGCAAGTTTCCAGGCGCGCGTTGAAATTGTTTCTCCAGAGCTACTTCACAATGCAGAACAGCAACTTGCAGATATTCCGGGTGGCATTGAAATTGCGATGAAGCGAGCAATGAACCGCGCGACAGCGCACCTTCGGACGCAAAGCACCAGAGAAATCCGTAAGCGGTACGATATAGCCAGAAAGGATATTCGCGCTGAGCAGAACATTACGACAAGCTATCGGTATTTCAACGGGGTTGAAGCGAAAATTTCCTTTCGCGGCAAAAAGATTCCGCTTTGGCGTTATGGCGGCTCATCTCCCAGCAAACCGACCGTCAACACGGAAAAGACCGTCATGGCAATCGTCAACGGCAATCTGCGCCCGGTTCATCCGGGCATTGCCGCGACCGGCCATCAGTTTCTTTCGACCGCGCCGACTACGTTCTCCCGCGCATTTGTCGCGCAGATGCAGTCTGGTCACATCGGCATCTTCGAGCGCACCGGCGGCAGAACTGCCACAGGCGATGCCGAGATCAAGGAGATCATGGGTTCTTCTGTTCCGCAGATGCTCGGTGGCGATGAGGTGAAAGAGCGCCTCGGTGAACAGGCGATGAGCAAGTTCGAGGAGCGACTGATGCATGAGGTGGATGCGATAGTGAAAGGATGGGTGTCTGTATGACACGACTGAATTTACTGGACGCGCTTACGAGTTTCACGAATGAGGTCATGCGCGAAATTCTTCTTCCCGTGCGGCGGCAGAAGGGCGACGAGGAAGAACCTGCCGAGCGCCCGCCGCTGGTCTACCGCCAGCGTCTGCCCGATGTCAAATCCGCGACCTCGAAAGCGCCGTACATTCTGCATCAGATCGTCACTGGCGAAGATGAGCAGAAGCCCGGCGAGCCGACGGACAGCAGCGTTGAGGTCCGCTCTCTTTTCTGCGTGTACGGTGAAGACGATCAGGAAGGTGCGCTGCGGTTGCTTACGACGGTCGAGCATTTCCGTCAAGAGCTTCTGATGCACGGAGTAATCGCCAAGCAGTTTGCGCTGGATCTTTCACAGAAGCTGTCCACACTCTACTACACCGACAACACCGCACCGTACTTCTGCGCGGAGCTGGTGTCGGTATGGAAAATCCCCAGTGTCAACAGGGAGGCATTTGCATGGTAAAAGCCAAAGGCAAGGCCGGTGCGAAAAGCGCCGGCTTTTGTATGTACATCGGGCCGAGCATCGTCGGCACGATCCAGCAGGCGCGTATTCTGTACGGTGACAAGCAGGACGCGCTCGCGCAGATCTCGGCAGCGGTTGAGAAATATCCGCTGATTGCCACGCTGGTTATTCCCGGCGATCAGGTGTCCGAGGCAAGAATCAAAGTCAAAACACCCGGTAATCTGCTCTACGTGAATTATCACAAGCTGGCAGACCGGAGAAAGAAGGAGGAGTAACCATTGAAGCATGGCGTATATGTGCGGGAGCAGAAAACGAGCGTTTCGACGCCCGTTGTCGCTGAATCCGGTGTGCCGTTCGTTGTCGGCACAGCACCGGTTCACTCCGCAGAATCCCCGGCCGCGCTCTTTACCCCGGTGCTTTGCACCGACTGGGAAGACGCGGTAAAGAAGCTGGGCTATTCCGACGACTGGAAGACCTACACGATCTGCGAAGTCATGTACTCGCATTTCAAGCTGTTCCAGCGTCAGCCAATCATCTTCTGCAACGTGCTTGATCCGAGCACCAACAAGGAGGCCGTCGCGGGCGCGGAAGTCACCCTTTCCGGCAAGCAGGCAAAGCTGCCGTTCGACGCGATCCTGTCCAGTCTCGTTGTCAAGACGGCATCTTCGTCCGAATCGCCGCTTGTCAAAGACACGGACTATGCCGCGTACTACTCGGACGGCAACCTTATCGTCGAGACGATCGAGGACGGCGCAGCCAAGGCCGCGACCAAGCTGTATATCAGCTACGACAAGATCAAGACCGCCGACATCGACGATGATGACATCGTCAAGGGCATCGAAGCCATCGACCTTTGCATGGCAACCGTCAGCACCACGCCCGACCTCATTATCGCGCCCGGATGGTCGCATACCAGCACGGTGCAGGCCGTCATGGCGGCGAAGGCCGAAGTCATCAACGGCATTCTCGGCGCAAAGTCCATCTGCGATATTGACTGCTCCGCCAACGGCGCGCGCAGCTATGACGCCGTCGCCGCGAAGAAGTCCGCGACGAACCTGATCGACCCGGCTCAGATTGCAGTCTGGCCGCAGGTGAAGCTCGGCAGCAAGCAGTTCCATCTCTCCACCCAGCTCGCGGGCCTGATGGCGAAGGTGGACAGCGGCAACGACGGTGTGCCGTATGAATCGCCCTCCAATAAGGCCCTCCAGTGCGACGGCGCTTGCCTGGAGGACGGGACTGCCATCACCCTCACGCTGGAGCAGGCGAACATTCTGAACGCCAACGGCATTTGCACGGCGCTCAAGTTTATGAATGGCTTCGTGGCGTGGGGCAACTACACCGCCTGCTACCCCAGCAACACCGACATCAAGGACTATTTCATCCCGATCAGCAGAATGTTCAAGTGGGTCGGCAACTCCCTCATCAAGACGTTCTGGTCGAAGACGGACAGCCCCATGAACCGGCGCCTGCTGGACAACATCAAGGATTCCGCGAACAACTGGCTCGCAGGTCTTGTGGGCAGCGAGTATCTGCTCGGTGCCCGCGTTGAGATCCTCGACTCCGAGAATCCCATGACAGACCTCATGGCCGGTATTGTGAGAATCCACATCTACATGACGCCGCCCAGCCCTGCACAGGAGATCGACTTCGTACTCGAATACGACACCGATTACGTGCAGAGCGCGTTGGCGTGACGAAGGAGGACTGAACAATGGGAATGGTAGATCAGGCCGTCATCAACTTTGCCTGCTACGAAGACGCCAAAGACTTCCTCGGTCTGGCTTCCGTGACGCTGCCCGATGTTGATTTCATTGTTGCGACCGTCTCCGGTGCTGGCATTGCCGGCAACGTGGAGGCGCCGATCATCGGCCATATGAACGCCATGACCGCGCAGCTCAAATTCCGCACCTTCAGCGCTGAGAGCCTGAAGCTGCTGGAGCCGCGCGAACACAACATCGACCTGCGCGCGCCGCAGCAGGTGTACGACCCGATTGCGGGCGTTTACAAGACGCAGTCCGTCAAGCACGTCCTCGTGCTTGTTCCGAAGACGCTGTCGAACGGCAATATCGCCCCGGCGTCTCCCACGGACGGCTCTGGCAGCTACGCCGTGCGCCGCTGGGTGACGTACATCGATGACGCGAAGGTCATGGAGCTTGACCCGTACAACTACATCTGCGAGGTGAACGGTGTCGACTATCTTTCCGACACCCGCAAGGCCCTCGGCAAATCGTAAATCTTTGGGGCGGCGCGCGATGCGTCGCCCCACCACTCTTGAAAGGAGCTATGAATCATGGAAAACAAGAATATTCAGAAAACGACCGCAGAGGAAAGCAGTGACATCTTCGCTGTTGCGGAAGATCAGGATAAGAAAAACGCCGCAATCGACTATGCGGCATTTGTGATGCAGCTTGCAAGGCCGCTCGTTCACGATGAAAAAACCTACACGGAGCTGACCTTCAACTTTGAAGATCTCAGCGGAAATGACTCCCTTGCGATTGAGCGGGAGCTGCAAATGCTCGGGCATACGGTGATCGTTGCGAACTTTGACAGCGAGTACCTTATCCGTGTTTGCGTCAAGGCGTGCACCGAGAAACTTGGTCTTGACGCGCTTGGCAAGCTCAGCATCCGCGATTTCAACCGTCTGCGGAACACCGTAAGAGGTTTTTTATCGCGCAAGGAGTGATCGTCGGAGATGGCGGCGTATGGCTTCGCAGGCAATGCCTCGCCATGGCCCGGACGAACAACACTCCGGTAGATTTCTGGTTATCTCTACGTCTCGGCGAATTTTCGCAATGGGTGAAAGCCTCTAATGCGCTGATTGCCGAGGAAATGGAGAAGCGAAAACAAAAACGCAAGTGAAAGTGAGGCGGAGATATTGGCATCGCGGAAAGAATATGAGATGCTATTTGCGCTTGAAGCGCAGCTTGGCCGCGAGTTTCGCACGACCTTTGCAAAGGCCCGCGGCGAGCTCGGCGACACGGCCGATAGTGCAGAATCTTTCGGCAGCCGCGCGACACAGGCCGTGGACGCGGTGTCGAGCGTTCTTGCTGCGGCTGGTATCTCCGCTGCGCTTAAAGAAATAAAGGAAGGCTTTGACGAGTGTGTGCAGGCGTCGATGGATTTCGAGTCTGCCATCACCGGTGTCGCCAAGACGACAGACCTGACAGACGAAGAACTGGCAGATATGTCGGACGCAATTAAAGCCATGTCCACGGAGATCCCGGCATCTACGACCGAGATCGCCGCCGTCGCTGAAGCTGCTGGCCAGCTTGGCATTCAGAAAGACGCGCTGCTCGATTTTACGCGCGTTATGACAATGCTCGGCACAGCGACGAACATGACAGCCGAAGATGCCGCAACCGCCCTCGCGCGGTTCGCGAACATTACAGGCATGTCCGCAGACAATTATGATCGTCTCGGCGCCGTGATCGTTGATCTTGGCAATAACTTTGCAACGACCGAATCTGAGATCACGCAGATGGGTACGCGCCTTGCCTCTGGCGGCAAGCTGGCCGGATTGACAGAGCCGCAGATCATGGCGCTCGCCGCAGCAATGTCCTCCGTCGGCATCGAGGCCGAAGCTGGCGGTACGGCCATGACGCAGACGCTCAACGCCATCGAAAAGGCTGTTGCAACCGGCGAGGATTCCTTACAGAGCTTCGCAGATGTCGCGGGAATGTCTGCGGATTCGTTCGCGGAAATGTGGAATACGGACGCGCTGGGCGCTCTGACAGCGTTTATCCGCGGGCTTGGCAATCTGGACGAACAGGGCGAAAGCGCTGTTCTGGTGCTGGAAGACCTCGGCCTTACCGGCATTCGCCAGAGCAATATGCTCAAATCCCTCGCTCTGGCAGCAGACCAGATGGACAGCGCCGTACAGACGGCAAATACCGCGTGGGATGAGAATATCGCTCTGACGAACGAAGCCAACAAGCGATACGCCACCACGCAATCCAAGCTGGATATGATGCAGAACGCCTACAACAACCTCAAGGTTGCCGTAGGCGATGCTTTTACCCCGGCGCTGCGCGATGCCTACGACGCCGGTACGGACGTGCTGAATGTCCTCGGCGAGTTTGTGCAGGAGAATCCTGCGCTCGTCAAGGGTGTTGCAACATTCACGGGCGTAGTCGGCGGTGCAACGGTCGCATTGACGGCATACGCCGCAATCTCCAAAGTCATTAAAGCGCTCGACATGGCTACGATGTTCGGCGGCGCCGTCGGTCCTATCATGTTGGGCGTAACTGCCGTGGCCGCATTGACGGCTGGAATTGTTGCGCTCAGTGACGCTTCCAAGGACGACGCTGTTCCGTCCGTCCGGGAGCTGACTGAGGCGGCGCGTGAACTTGACAGCGCCATGAGCGACGCCAGAGCCGCTTGTGATGATACCGTCACAACGACGGAAGCATCTGCGAATGTCGCGAACAATTACATCGACCGTCTCGATGAGCTGAACTCTCTGAGCAAACTGAGCGCGGAGCAGCAGCGAGAATATCATGGCATTCTCGTCATGTTGACGCAGACTGTTCCGGATCTGGCCAACTACATCGATCTTGAAACCGATACGATCAATGGCGGCACGGAGGCGCTGCGGGCCAATACGCAGGCTTGGAAGGATAACGCCATTGCTCAGGCCTATCAGGAACAGCTCACTGAGATTTACAGCAAAAATGCCGACGTTCTGATTGAAGCAGAAAAGAACAAAATCGGTCTGCGCGACGCTGAGGGCAAGCTGGCTGTGGCGCAGAAAGCACAGAACGACGAGTTTGAACGCCAGAATCGGCTCTATCAGGAAGCCAATCAGAAGGTCCAGGAATACTACGAGGAAACAGGCCTTGTCACCGACGCCAATATGTGGCTCGGCGAAACGACCGACGAGCTGAACTGGAAGCTGGAACAGAACGCGCAAGCGGTTATGGAAGCACAGGACGCTGTCGACGCCTACCAGAAGGCCATTGATAAAGACAACGACGCGCTGCAGGCCGCGCAGGACGAAATTGCACTCGCTGAGGAAGCTGTTCAAAACCTGACAACGGCCACTGAAGATTCCACCACCGCAACCGAGGACGCGAGCCGCGGCTACGGTGAGCTGAACACCGAGATCAGCAGCGTCAAGGAACGTGTCGAGGCTCTCCAGCAGGCGTATCAGGAAGCCTATAAAGCTGCCGCAGAAAGCGTTCAGGGCCAATATGCACTTTGGCAGCAGGCAGACAGCATCGTTGCGACCTCTGCGTCCAGCATCAACAGTAATCTCCAAGGCCAGATCACGCATTGGCAGACCTACAACGATAATCTGGCCAGCCTGCGTGACAGGGCTGGTGATATTGAGGGCCTGACCGAAATGATCGGTTCTTTCGCAGACGGCAGCTCCGACAGCGTGAATGCGGTTGCCGGCATGGCTGCGGCCAGCGATGAAGAATTGGCCGCGATGGTCGAAAGCTGGAATAAGCTGCGCGAGGAACAGAATAAAGCCGCCGAGGACATCGCAGACTTCCGCACCGGCTTCTCTGAAACTATGGACGCGATCAGTGGAGACCTCGAAGCCACCATTGACGACATGGATCTTGGCACGGAAGCTGCGGAAGCCGGTCGTGCGACCATTCAGGGCTTCATTGATGGTGCAACCGGAATGCTGTCGACCGTGCAGTCGGCGTATTCCCAGCTCGGATACGCCGCCCTCGCTGCTCTCAGCCGAAACGTGCAGAACAATAATTCTGTTGCTTCGAGCCGCCGCATGAGCGGGTTCTCCCGATATGCCAGCGGCACAACCTCTGCCGAGGCCGGCCTTGCCCTCGTCGGCGAAGAAGGCCCGGAGTTTGTGATGATGCGCGGCGGCGAAGCGGTCTTGAACGCGGCCGACACACACAGCGCCATCGAAGCTATGACTTCCACTTCGGACAGCTCCGTTCCAGTGCAGGTCAACATCACCGTCGAGGGCGATGTCAACGACGGCGTTATGGAGCGCCTTGAAACCTATGGCGAGGAATTTGCCGCACAGGTACGCGCGGTGATTCGAGAAGACAATATCAACGCGCAACGGGGGGCGTACAGATGAGCAGAATCTACACGACTGTGCAGGGCGATATGTGGGATATGATCGCCTACAAGGAGATGGGCAGCGTCGACTATACCGACGATCTGATGAACGCCAATAGCTCGCTGCTCAGTTATTTCTCCTTTCCCGCAGGCGTCATGCTGACAATCCCTGATGTGGTGGAGCGCCGCGCATCTACGCTGCCGCCGTGGAAGCAGGTGCAGCGATGAGCAGCCGAAATCTCGCGAGACGCACAAAAGCCGAGGTTTCCTTCGGCGGCATCGACATCACAAAATCCATTCAGCCGTATCTTTTGTCGATCTCCTATACGGACAACGAAGAAGACGAAACAGACGATCTGCAAATCAAAATTCAAGACCGCGACGATCTCTGGCTCACGCAGTGTCTCGATGAAATCTCTGAAAAGCTGTCCTGGGCATCACCCTCTGGCGGCAGCGCGTCTGGCGATGCTGTTGTCAGCGAAGCAAACAAATACCTCGGTACACCGTATGTTTGGGGCGGCAGCAGTCCGAGCGGCTTTGACTGCTCCGGTCTTGTCTACTACGCGCTCAACGAAGCCGGGATCAGCGTTCCCAGAACGACCGCGCAGGGCTACAAGGATATGGCTACACCGGTCAATGAAGCCACAGCGCAGCCCGGCGACCTCATCTTCTTCGGCACGCAGGGCGTTGTCGACCACGTAGGTATCTACATGGGCAATGGGCAAATGGTCAATGCGACCGGTTCGTGCGTCCAGATCACAGACATCAACACCCGCAGAGCCGGGATTATCAGTTGGGGCAGAATTGGCGGCGCCACGCAGAGCGGCTCTGCTGCCTCTGCACAGGCAGGCACGCAAAGCAGCGGCTCAGGATCTTCTACTTCCTCTGGCGAACAGGGTGCATCCTCCGATGGCGGCGGCGCAGAAGAACGGCTCGCCATGGACGTTGTGTTTGTCCGTGAGAACTGGAACAGCGACGGCTCCGACGCGGTGCTGCCGTGCGGAGAATTTGAGCTTGACAACATCTCCTGCAGCGGGCCACCGAACACAGTCTGCATCAAAGGATCTTCGATTCCGTTTTCTTCGCAGCTCCGGCAGACCTGCAAGAGCAAGGCATGGGAAAGCTACACGCTTAGCGGCATTGCGAATGAAATCGCCGGGAGCGGCGGTATGACCTGCATGTATGAATCGGACAGCGACCCATATTATGAGCGCGTCGAGCAGATCGACATGAGCGACATTGAGTTTCTGTCGCAGCTTTGCCATGATGCCGGCATTTCTCTCAAGGCAACAAACCGGATCCTTGTACTGTTCGATCAGCGCAAGTATGAGCAGAAGCCAGAAGTCCGCACCATCAGACGCTATGACCACAGCTATAAGACGTACCAGCTCAGCACCAGCGCAGCCGATGCGCAGTATGCGTCGTGCCGGGTGTCCTACGTCAACCCCGAAACCGGACAGTGTATTGAGGGCATCGCCAAGGTCGAGGGATACACCGAAGACCCGAACAATCAGCAGCTTGAAATCACCGCCAAGGTTGGAACAGTGGACGAAGCGAAGGAGCTTGCAGAAAAGAATCTCCGTCTTCGCAACAAATTCTGCCGCCAGGCACAATTCCTGCTGCCGGGAGATACCGACCTCGTTGCGGGCGTCAATGTCGCGCTCAAAGGCTGGGGCGGCTACGACGGAAAATACATCATCAAGCAGGCTGTCCACAAGCTGGACAGCGGCGGCTATACAACGCAGATCTCGCTGCGCATGGTATTGGAGGGATATTGATGGACGCAGAAAAAGTGTTAAAGCGGCTCGTTCGCGTCGGAACTGTGACGGACATCGACAATGCCAAGCGAAAAGCGCGAGTGAAGTTTCAGGACTGCAATATGACGTCCGGATGGCTCTATGTGCTGGACACGCACCCGCACATTCCAGCTTATGACCCTGCGCAGCAGAAGACAGAGTTGCAGGATGGGCATCAGCACGACCTCACGATCAAGCCGTGGATGCCGCTTGTCAACGACACCGTCCTCACGCTCTATCTGCCTGTGTTCAACGGGGATGGCTTCGTGCTGGGAGGTATCGGATGATTGTAGGGGCACTTGGAGACGTTGTTTTTTCAGTTTCGTCGCGCACGCTGAAAACGATCAGCAATTTCGTATGGTCCGGTTCTGCGCGGTACGCCACGCATGATCTCCATGCCGGCAACAGCATTTCGGAATACACCGGCACAGACCTTGCGAAGATCACCTTTGACATTCAGCTTCTTGCTTCCCTCGGCGTTGACCCAATGTCCGAGATTTGGCGGCTGTTCGATCTGGAACGGCAGGGCGTGACGCTGCCGCTTACGATTGGCAATCATGGATACGGCCGCTATCGCTGGACGATCCTGAGCCATAAGACCAAGGCGGAGCATTATGACGGGCATGGAAACATCATCAGTGCGACGCTGAGCATTTCCTTGCAGGAATATCTACGATGAGGGGCGCACACTATGGGCTACAAAATCACCATGTCGGAGATCGGGCCGATCAGCCTGAACGAAACCGACCCTGTAAAATCCATTCTGCAGAACGTGTCCATCATCCTGCGGACGATCAAAGGCTCCTGCCCGATGTATCGCGGCTTCGGTATTGACGCTACCTTGATCGACCGCCCGATTCCTGCGGCAAAGGTGCTGCTTTTCTCTCAAATCCGCGAGGCCATTGAGGAATATGAGCCGCGCGTCCGCGTCAAGAGCGTCGATTTTGATACGCAGGAAGAAATGCAGGGCGTTCTAAGCCCTATCGTGGAGGTGGAAATCGTCGATGAGTCGTAATACCGAATTTCAGTTTGTTTCGACCGACGCTGCGGAAATCACAAATTTTCTGATTACCGTTTATGAAAACTTGACCGGGGTGAGCGTCAGACCGGCCAGTCCGGAAAAGCTGTTCGCGCAATGGGTAGCCAGCGTCATCATTCAGGAGCGGGTCTACAACAACTACACCGCAAATCAGAATATTCCGAGCCGCGCCGAAGGCAAGAACCTTGACGCGCTGGCAGAACTGTACTATCTGCAGCAGCGCCCACAGGCAAAACCTGCTTACTGCACGGAACGGTTTACGATCTCCGAGGCGCAGACGTTCGCCATCCTCGTCCCCAAGGGGACGCGCGTCACAGACGCCAGCAACACCCTGATTTGGGAGACCGTCGCCGATGCCTACATCAGCGCAGGCGATACCTACGTTGACACCGCCATCCGGTGCCAGACGGACGGCACAGTCGGCAACGGCTACGCCGTCGGCCAGCTCAACGTGATCGTTGACGTGTTCGACTACTACACTTCCTGCACCAATATCACGACTTCCGACGACGGCTCGGAGATCGCCAGCGACGAAGAATTCTACGAGCTGATGCGCGAATCCATGTTCGCGTTTTCGACGGCCGGCGCGGTTGGCTCCTACATCTACCACGCGAAATCCGTATCTACGGAGATTGCTGACGTACAGGCCGTTCGCCCGGCTGTCGTAAAGAAAGTGACGCTTGATCTCTATACGAAAGGCGGCGTCAAGTACGCTTTTTGGGGCGGCGACACCATCGACCTGTCCTCTCTGGCGGTCTACGCCAAGGGCAGCAGCACGGCTGCGAGCGCCGACACAGATTATACCGTCACCTACGAAAACGGTCTGCTGCAAGTTGCAATCGCCGCAGACGGCGCGCTGGCAAGCGCGAGCCAGATCGACGTGTCGCTCACCTTTGACGGTGCCGGGCACGTCGATATTTATGTCCTGATGAACGACGGAACGATTGCCACGACGGAGATCAAGAACGCCGTCCTTGCCGCCTGTAACGAAAGCAAGGTGCGGCCGCTGGCCGATTATGTCAGCGTCAAAGACCCCGGCCTCGTTTCGTACAATATCGACTTCACCTACTATGTCCCCACCGACACGACGCTCTCCGGTGCGGCGATTCAGGAAGCCGTAGACGCAGCCGTCGAGGAATACATCGCTTGGCAGTCCGGCAAGCTCGGCCGCGATATTAACCCGGATAAGCTGCGCGACCTCCTGTTCCACACGGGTGTCAAGCGGATCGTGCTGCGCTCCCCGGCCTACAAGGTGCTGGAGGGCGGCAAAAACAACGCCGCGCCGCAGATTGCAAAGCTGGGAACGAAAACAATCGTGAACGGAGGCTACGAGGATGAATGAGCAGTACGGCCTCACGGTTGAGAACCTGCTGAACGTCCTCCCCGATGTGCTGCGGCAGGATGAAAAAATGCTCGCGCTCGCAACCGGCGTCGCGGAGATCCTGACGGCGCGGCCGGCCGAGATTGAGCAGAATATGCTCTATCAGCACATCGACACTCTGCCAGAAGATCTTCTCGACCAGCTTGCGCACGACTTCGGCGTAAGCTGGTGGGACAACGACTGGGATATTGAGCAGAAGCGCGCCACGTTCCGCGAGTCCTGGCACGTTCGCCGTCACCTCGGCACGAAGTACGCCGTCGAGCTGGCGTTGTCCACTTCGTTCGGCTCCGGTAAGGTGCAGGAATGGTTTGAATATGGCGGCGAGCCGAATCACTATCGCATCTTTGACGTTGACATCAGACAGGTCAACGACAATATCCGCACGTTCCTGCAGATCCTCGAAGTTGTCAGCCGTAAGAGCGCGGTGCTGGACAGTATTCGTGCAATTTCCGTCCGTGAGCTGATTCTGTACTTCGGCGCGGTTATGAGCGTCACGAAGAAATTCAAGCTCACCACGGGCGAGGTCAATACGGACATTGACATCATGGGCGACGAAGCCGGGAACGCCCTGTGCGACTGGGACGGCGGTCTGATTATGATGGATAAGGAGGCAACGGTATGACACACTGGTTGACCCCGGATGGGTACAACGTCATGCTTCGCGGGCTCATGGGCGACGCGATCAAATTCACACGCATCAAATACGGCAACGGTACGCCGGGTGACGGCGCGAACGATCTGAAGAACCCGTTGCTCTCTCTGAAAATTGCTTCTGCGACGCGCAGCGAGAAGTACGTCACACTGTCTGTGTCGTTCAAGAATGTCGAGCTGGAGATCACCGGCTTCTGGGCAACCGAAATTGGCATTTACGTCGAGGACCCCGACGATTCCACGAAGGAACTCTGCTATTGCATCTGGGAGGAAACAGAGGTCGAGAAAGCCGACTATATCAACCCCAACGTCGAGCGCCTGCTTGCATCGCAGTACGACTTTGTGGTGTTCGTCAGTGAGGCCGAAAACGTGTCTGCGGCACTCGGCGAAACGTTGGTCTACGCAACCGTTTCGGAGCTGAACAATCACAAGAATGACCATAACAATCCGCACAAGGTCACCAAGGAGCAGATCGGCCTCGGCAATGTGGAGAACAAAGCCCTGATCGATCAGACGCCGGCCTTTGTCGCGGCAAACGAGCTGTCCGACATTGCCTCCGGTGAGAAGATGGGTTCTATCCTCGGAAAGATTGCAAAGGCGCTGTCGCTGCTGAAATCGCACCTTTTCGACTTCAACAATCCGCATAAGGTAAAAGCCGCCGATATTGGCGCCGCTGCGTCGAAGCACTCGCACAACGCAAATGACATCAACGATGGCACGGTCATTGTGCAGCGCGGTGGTACTGGCCGCAACGAGTGGACGAAGAACTGCATCGTTTTCGCGGACGGTGAGAAATCGCTTGGGCAGGTCTCGGCACCATCGGAGGTTTCGCTTCTGGCGCAGGGGCCTGATTCCGCCCCTGTCTTTATGAAGTTGTCCAGTCTGGCGTTGTTTGTCACCGGCAACACGCCGCCGACGCAGAAGAATCTTTTCTGGATTGATCCGACGCCTGTTACCGGCGGCTTGAAGTATTGGAACGGCACCGACTGGGAGCACGTTCCTGTTGCTTATTCTTGATCTTAGGAGGACTCTCGCATGAAAATTCAGATTGAAGCCGAACTGTCCAATTACATCGAATCCCTGCATTATGACCGTAATTCCATTCAGGAGCTGCTGCTCATGGCGGCAAAGCAGGGCTTGAAGGACACCGACGCATACAACGCATGGATGAAGGACTACCTCGGCAAGAGCAAGGAATATGAGATCGCAAAAGCGACGCTGGAACGTGAGTTTATCATTCCTGCCGTCGGCAATGCAGCGGTTGACTGGGTGATTGATTTCTCGACCGCCACGGTGACGGTGACGCCGCGGGAGCAGACCGATGACTAGGCCACAGGAAACCTTCACCGATATGCTGGCGCGGCTTTTCCCCATGCCGGGTATCCAGCTTGGCATCAACTCGCCGCACTCCAAGTGCATTACATTTCAGGTGACGGAAGACTGCAACCTGCGCTGCAGCTACTGCTATCAGGGCTGCAAGACGCACCGGAAGATGTCGCTTGAAACCGCCAAGGCCGCCGTCGATATGCTGCTCGCCGCAGACGAGCGGACAAATCAGTACATCACGTCCACGGAGGTTGCCGGGGCCGTTCTTGACTTTATCGGCGGTGAGCCGCTGCTGGAAGTCGAGCTGATCGACCAGATCCTCGACTACTTCGTGGCGCAGACCTTCCGCCTGCATCATCCATGGGCGACGCGCTGGAAAGCGTCGATGTCCACAAACGGAACGCTGTACTTCCGCCCGGAGGTACAGCGGTTTTTGGATAAGTGGGCAAAGCACCTGTCGCTCTCCATCAGCATTGACGGAGATAAGCAGCTCCACGATTCCTGCCGCGTCTTCCCGGACGGCTCTGGCAGCTATGATCTTGCTATCGCGGCCGCGAAGGATTACATGACCAAGGGAAACGCCCTTGGCTCGAAGATGACGATTGCTCCCGGCAACGTCGATTATCTGTACCACGCAGTAATCGGTCTGCTGGACGCGGGGTATCGGGCGATCAATCTGAACTGCGTTTACGAAAAGGGCTGGACGCTCGACCATGTGGCTACACTCTACACACAGCTCAAACGGCTCGCCGATTTCGTCCTGCTCTCGGACGAGCAGCCGTATCTGTCGATCTTCAGCGAAAGCATCGGCCATCCGCTTCCGGAGGACGATAATCAGAACTGGTGCGGCGGTACGGGGCTTATGCTGGCGGTTGACTGCGATGGCCTGTTCTTCCCGTGCCTGCGCTACATGGGAACCTCCCTCGGCCATGAGCAGCGGCCCTATACCATCGGCGATCTGGAACACGGCATCAACGTTCTTCCGGAACATCGGGCGCGGGTGGCAGAAATGGCCGCAGTCACGCGGCGCAGCCAGTCCACCGACGAATGCTTTGCGTGCCCGATCGCGTCCGGCTGCTCTTGGTGCAGCGCGTACAACTACCAATGCACAGGGACTCCGGATAAGCGCGTGACGTACATCTGCCCGATGCACAAGGCCCGCGTCCTGGCGAACGCCTACTACTGGAACAATCTGTACCGAAAACGCGGCGACACCGCACGTTACCGACTGGATATTCCTGACGCATGGGCGCTTGAAATCATCCCCTATGCAGAGCTGTCAATGCTCAAATCAATCTCCAAGGAGGGCTGAGTATGGCATATATCGAGGCCGAACGCTTCGCCGAATTGAAAGCGCGTGTCAAGGCCGAGTGCCTGCGGCGCTGCCATACCGGATCTGTTGCGGAATACGGCGGCGAAAAATACGAATACACGAACAGCCCCACCGAAGATCACACCGTCGACGTGGAGCATTATGAGAAGCTGGCGCTTCCGCTGTCGAAGATCCACAGTGAGAAAGTGCCGAGCCTCGACGGCCGCAGAATCGTGTTTGACGAGGACATCACCGAGTTTGAAGCAGCGTTGACCCTCTTTGAAACACGCCCCATGACGGACAAGACGCGGGGTGACTGCGAAACTTCCTGCACGGGTGCTTGCTACACCGGCTGCTCTGGCGACTGCACAGGCGGCTGCGAAACAACGTGCTCCGGAGAGTGTCAAGGTTCCTGCACCGGCTGCGGAAGTGGCTGTGCGAACACCTGCGAAGGCTCCTGCTCCGGCGGCTGCTATGGCTGCGGCGGCAACTGCACGGGAGGCTGCTCTGGCTCCTGTGATGGTAGCTGCTCTGGTTGCTCTGGTTCCTGTTCTGGCGGCTGTTCCAGCAGTTGTTCTGGCGGCTGCAAATCGTCCTGCACAGTGACCTGCGGCAACACTGGCTGCGTCGGCTCGTGCCTTGGCCTTTGTTCTGCCGGCTGCACGACTTCGTGCCAGACGTCCTGCGGCTATTGCGGCACAAACTGCACAGCCGTATCGAAGTAAGGAGGTAGCCCTTTGGAAATTGCAAGTAAATACGAAATTGCTGCGGCGAACCTTGCAATCGCTTTACAGACGGACACGGTTTCCGTCGAGCAGCGAAGTGAGCTGCGAGCGGCAATCGGCAGCAGCATCGACAAACTCGTCGACGCGCTCAACATGATTATCGTCTGCTACAACAAGCGAATGTACGCTGGCGAGATCGCGCCCGAAAAAGCCGCAAAGTGCGTCAAGGCAGAATACGCCGCCATCGGCCTTTCCAACGTGGTCGCATACGATTATTTCTCCGCGGCGGTCGGCGCGTTCTTCACGCGCAAAACCCTGATGGCGCTGTCGACCGATGAAAAGCTCGCGTGGGTGAAAACAATCTTCGAGCAGAACGAACGCTGCGGCTGTCAGCGCGTCAAAGACGCTCTGTTCATCTACTGCTTGCGGCTGCTGTCTCACATGGGGATCGTCACGGCGGATCTCTCTTTCACGAACCTTGTCATGCGTGAGATCAACGCCATCACGGAAGACCGAAAGAACGCCGCGATCATGCCGCAGGCGCTCGTCACAGAATTGTAAGGGGTGATCGTATGGCAGTAGAAAACGTAAATTCCAAGCCGATTGCCGCCTCTGCGGCGATTGCCGACTTTATCCTCGCATCGATCGGCGGCAAGGTACGCCGTGTTCCGATCAGCACCCTTGCTGAAACGCTCACCGACGCCGAAGTTGAGCTTATCAGCGCCGCTGCGTCCGCGCTGGTGTCGGCTGCGGGCAGAGCCTGCTATATCGGCGAAAATGAAAACTGGTACGTGTGGGATGGCGCACAGGGCGCATTTGTCGATTCAGGCTATCCATCGCGCGGCACGCAGGGCAATCCTGGCGTAATCTTTACGCCACACGTGACCGACGCCGGTATTCTGAGCTGGACGAACGACGGCGGTCTTCCGAATCCGGAGCCCGTGAGCCTGCTCGGACCCGCGGGCGGTGTAACTTCGTTCAATAACCGCTCCGGTGCAGTTGTTCCGAAAAACGGCGACTATACCGCAGCGATGGTCGGAGCGGAAAAGAAAGACGCCGTCAAGAATCACAACGAGTCCGAGGCCGCACACAAAGCCCTGTTCGACGCGAAACTGAATACGGACGGCGACGGCGGCACTCTGAAACCCACCTTCACGCAGTCCGCGACGCGAACGCAGCTCGAATCCAGTCTGGAAATGAAAGTCCTTCTCGGTCGCATTATGAAGTGGCTTGCGGATCTCGGAACAGCCGCGTTCAAAGATTCCAACAACTTTGAATCGAAAGGCGCTGGTTCGTCCGCAGTTACCGCGCACAACACCGCTGCGCAGGCCCACGCTGACCTGTTTGCAAAAAAAGCCGGCAAGGGCATCGCGTTCACGCTCACACTTTCTGTCGCAGGATGGTCGAACCTTGCACAGACGCTGGAAGACGCGCGCTTCCTTGACGCCGAGTATGCCTATATCGTGACGCCGACGGCCGACAGCCTCACGGCGTGGGGCGACGCAGGAATCCGCGTCGGTGACGTTACGGAGAACGGCAAAATGCCGTTTACCTGCACAGATACGCCGGCAAGCGCAATCACAGTAAATATTTACAGAGCGGAGGTCGCACAATGAGCAAAGTATTTCAGATGCTCGGCGGAAGCGGCGGCAGTATCAAGCTCGCGTCCATTGAGATCACAACGCCGCCCACAAAGACCGCCTACAAGGCTGGTGAGCAGTTTTCGACGGCTGGCATGGTTGTCAAGGCGACGTATTCCAACGGCGCCACGCTGATTGCAACAGGCGTTTCGGTCGAGCCGAGCGGCGGTCTGGAAGCAGGCCGCACCAGCGTCACGATCCGCTACACCGAGGGCGGCGTATCCTGCACCGCAACACAGGCAATCACAGTCACCAAGACGAATGTGACCGTGCCGAGCCAGAGCGGAAGCCTGACCTATTCGGGCGGCTCGCAAAGCCCGGCATGGTACAACTACGATACGACGAAAATGACGCTCGGCGGCACGACCAGCGGCACGAACGCCGGCAATTACAGCGCGAAGTTTACGCTGAAAGACACAGCCCTCTATCAGTGGGCAGACGGCTCGACCGCGCCGAAAACCGTATCGTGGAAGATCGGCAAGGCAGATGGCTCACTGACGCTCAGCAAGACTTCGATCAAGCTGGAAGACGGAAAGCTGACAGATTCTTTCACGGTCACACGGCTTGGCACAGGAACAATCACAGCCGTGTCCAACCGCCCCGATATTGCCAGTGTTTCCATTTCGGGAAATATTGTGACCGTCCACAGCGTCGATGAAAACTCCGGCACGGTTACGATCACGGTTTCCGTTGCCAGCGACACGAACTACAACGCGCCGGCAAGCAAGACCTGCACCGTGTCGTGCGTGTTCGTGACAATCTTCGGCGTCTGCTGGACGTACAGCAACTCCTCTCCGGCTCTTTCCCGCCTGACGCCGAGCAACGACCCGAACGGCTATGTCAATGCCGCCGTGTCCTCGGAGCCGAGAGCTGCCATCGGCACAGGCACTGGCAGCTCTCCATTCGACGCATTCATGCCGTGGCAAGGCATGGAGGAATACAACATCATCAACGACGCGGTGTCGTACAAGAAAGGCCAGTCCGGATTCTCCCGCACGTCCTACGATACGATGGTCTTTATCCCTGAGTTTTACTACAAGATCGTCTATAACAGCAGCCAGAGCAAGATCTATTACTACGTTGCAAACGCGCCGTTCACCGGCTTTGCCAAGCACCCCGGTTCCGGTCGCTATGTTGGACGATACAATACGATCTCCGGCTATGCTTCCAAATCTGGTGCAAATCCACTGACAAACATCACACGCGCCACAGCCCGCACAAACTCCCGGAAAAAGGGCAGCAAGTGGCAGCAGTACGATTATGCGTCGTGGTGCGCGGTCTGGCTGCTCTATCTCGTCGAGTATGCAAACTGGGACAGCCAGAGCAAGATCGGCAACGGTATTGTCGGCGTATCGTCGGTTTCCAAAACAGGCACGACAGACAGCATGACCTACCATACGGGCACGGCAGCTTCGTCCAGAACAAGCGCGGGTGGTGTGCAGTATCGCGGCATTGAAAATCCGTGGGGCAATGTCTACGACTGGCTCGACGGCATCAACTTCAACAACCGCGCGGCTTATATCTGCACCGATCCGTCGAAGTATGCGGATGATACGTCCACCAACTATACATCGGCAGGGCTCAGCCTGCCGAGCAGTGACGGCTATATCAAGACGCTTGGTAACTGCACGGCGCTCCCGTGGGCGTTCATTCCGACCGGAACCGGAGGAAGCCAGACAACCTACGTCCCCGACTACGTGTATTCGAGCACCGGCTGGCGTCTGCCTGCCGTCGGCGGCTCCTTTAGCAATTCCGCTGCGGATTGCGGCCTGTTCTTCTTCGATGGCGGCTACGATTCGTCCTACGCGTACTCGTTCATCGGCGCCCGCCTCCTTTACGTCCCCTAATGGGGGACCGGGGGCCGCAGCCCCCGCGGGCTTTCGTTTTCAGAGCGGATCGTCTTACGCTCTGGCGCGGCAGCGCCATTCCCTATATATCCGCGCGAAGCGCGGCGCGTATATTTTTTCAAAATAACGTATTTCGTTATTTTCTCCCGTTTTCGGATCTTCCCGACGCATAGACAGTATAATTTTGACGGGATTATCTGCGCAGCTTGTGCGATGGCTTCTAGTTCGCCCGTGTATTCGAACACCGGCTGGCGTCTGCCTGCCGTCGGCGGCTACTTTAACAATTCCGCTGCGAATTGCGGCCTGTTCTTCTTCAATGGCAACTACAATTCGTCCAACGCGAACTCGAACATCGGCGCCCGCCTACTTGTTTGTATGCTCCATTTCTTTGCGCAGATTCTCCCTCACCGCTTGGTGGAAATATTGCCGCTACAGGACGGGCTCTAGTACGGCCGAAAGGTATCTGGAAAGACCCCGATGGCAAACAAGGAGCGAGGCAAATGCCAAAAAGAAAAGGATTCCTGTATGAATGGATGTGTGACAAAGAACACATCCGCGAAGCCATTGTGTTTGGCGCGAAAGACAAACACGATCGGCGCGACGTAAGGAGGGTGCTGGCCGACGTGGACGGCTACACGGACCGCGTCTATGATCTTCTGCAGACGCAGACTTTCGCCCCAGCCCAGCCGAAGAAGCGCAAGATCTTCGACAACAGCAGCCGAAAGTGGAGAGAGATCGAATACGTTCCGTTCTTCCCCGACGGCATCGTCCACACGTTGATGGTCTTGGCGGCGGCGCCGGTCTTCCTGCGCGGGATGAATTACTGGTGCTGCGCATCAGTACCGGGGCGCGGCGGAAAGCACGCGCTTCGGCGCTGCAAGCGTGTCATTCACCACGACAAAAAAGGAAGCCGGTACGTCTGCAAAATGGACGTTCACCACTTCTACCATTCTGTCGACCGCCGCAAGCTGATCTGGATGCTGGCGCACAAGATCAAGGACAAGAAGTATCTAAAGCTGACGTGGGAGATCCTGCAAACCTGCGAACAGGGGCTGGCCATTGGCTTTTTCATCTGCCAGTGGCTTGCAAACTTCTATCTGGAATCGCTCGACCGTTACATCACGACGCTCGACGGTGTGAAGTACAGCGTGCGATACATGGACGATATTGTCCTCTTTGGCCCGAACAAAAAGAAACTGCACCGTGCGCGGAAAGCGATTGCCGAGTATCTGCAAAAGCGGCTGCGGCTGCAGATGAAGGGCAACTGGCAGGTGTTCCCGTTGAAAGTGCGGCCGCTGGATTACGTCGGGTATCGCTTTTACCGCGATTATACTACCATGCGCCGAAAAAACTTCCTGCGCTTTACGCGCCAATGCCGCAAGGTGCGCAAGAAGATCGAGCGTCACCAGCGGATCGCGTATCGGACGGCATCGGGGCTTTTGAGCCGGATCGGCCAGCTCAAGCATTGCAATTCCGCTGCGGCGCGGAAAAAGTATGTTGACCCCATCGGGGTACGAATCTTGAAGGAGGTTGTGCGAAATGAAAGTAAGAGGCGACAATGCGCCGGCAAATGCGTTCTCGCTGGAGGAGCAGCCTGACAAGCCCGGCTACTGCCTTGTGCGGTTCTATGAGAACGTAGCTCCGTTCTCGGAAACGCAGGGCGAGTTGACAGTCTCAGGCTTTGAGTACGACGAATACCATCTGGAGCTTCCGTTCTATGACGGGATCTATGATGATATTCTCGGCAGCTTCGACGGCTATTTCGCGCAGGCGAAGCTGGCCGAAGCCGAAAAGGAGACCATTCCGAAGCTGAAACAGCAGGTAAGCGACCTGCAAAGCGTCAATGAAGGACTGTCCGCACAGATCACGCAGGCGCAGCTTGCGCTCTGTGACGTCTATGAGCTTGTGATCGGAGGTTGATGGATATGGCGAAAGTGTATGCCGAGCTGATTCGAAAGGGGCTGAAAACACTTGATGATGTGCCGGAACGACTGCGCGAGGAAGTCCGGCGTATCCTTGAAGAAGATGAGGTCGAGGGCGTATGAAGCGCCTTCGACTTTTTCTTTTGACCATTCTGTGTGGAAAGGAGGTCGCTGATATGGCAGTCGTGTATGCGACGTTGATCGTCAAGGGCAAAAAGACGCTCGACCAGGTGCCGGCTCTCATCAAGCCGCAGGTCGAGGAAATCCTGAAGGATCTCGAAGTAGAGATCTGACACGCAGCAGGAGGGGCGGCACGGTCTGCCTCTCCTGCATTTTGCAAGTAGAGGTGAAAGTGATTATGACAATCAACGCTGGTGAGTTTCTGATCGCGTTTGTCGCGGCTATGGGGATTCCGTCCGCCATCATGGGCCTTATCGTCTGGAAACTGGAACGGAAAATTGCGGCGCGTGATAAGCGCGCCGAAGAGCAGGATGAAGCGCAGAAAGACTTCTTTCTGCTCATGGTGCAGAGTACAGGCGCAGCAATCGCGCTCGGCGAAGCAACCGCCAAGGCGGTACAGCGCATTCCAGACGCGAACTGCAACGGCGATATGCACGATGCTCTGAACTACGCAGCCAACATCAAGCATAAGCAGAAGGATTTTTTGACAAAGCAGGGCATTCACGCCCTGTATGACTAAGGAGGACACGATTCATGGAATACAACATTACCACCATCATTCAGGCGGTATTTGCGCTGATCGCAGCAGTCATTACCGTCATTGTCATTCCGTACATCAAGAGCAAGACCACAGCCCAGCAGCAGGCAGAAATCAACGCATGGGTGAAGATTGCCGTATCTGCCGCAGAGCAGATTTACAACGGCTCCGGTCGCGGTCCTGAGAAGAAAGCGTATGTCTTGGAATGGCTCAAGCAGCGCGGCATTACGGTTGACGAAGCCAAACTGGACGCTATGATCGAGTCCGCCGTTTATGAATTGAAAAGCGGCGTTTTGGCTGTCGGTGAGCTTTCGACCTCCGGGGGCGACGAAACATGAGCGTACGCATCGGGCAGGCGTCGCTCGGTGAAACCGGTGCGCATGGGCAGAAAGCCGGCAATCAGACCGGTCGCGAATTAAACTTCGCGTATTGGTACTCTGGAAGCTGGCTCGGTGTTCTCCGGTTCAAGGACCGCAGGAAAGCCGAGCTAGCCGCGCAGGCGTGCGAAGCTGGTGTCGGCAACAAGAACATCGGGTACGATCAGGACGGTCGCAACACAGCCTACGTCGCTGCGGAAGCGGTAGACTTCATTCTGAGCAAGATCGCAAAGCCCGTAGAAACGGACTGCAGCGCGTTTATGATGCTCTGCGCAATTTCCGCTGGCGTCGACGCCCTGAAAGAAACCTACCGCAAGCAGGGCAATTCCTGCACGACCTACTGCATGATGCGCTGCTTCCCTGCGACGGGAGAATTTGAACTGCTGACTGACCGGAAGTACCTGACATCTGACGCCTACCTGCGCCGGGGCGATATTCTCGTTTCCTCTGGGCACACAGTTATGGCGCTGGAAAACGGAGAAAAGGAGGACGACATGGACAAGGAAACCTTTACCGAGCTGTTCCGCGAAATGCGGAAAGATCTTCAGGACAATGACTGCAGCGATTGGAGCGAAGCTGCTCGCCAGTGGGCAGTCAACAACGGCATCGTGCAGGGCGGCGCACCGCTGCCCGACGGCTCCGCGAACTTCATGTGGCAGGACATGATGACGCGCGAGCAGCTCGTCACGGTTCTTTACCGCTTCGCGCAGAAGCTCGGCATGATCTGATGGCTCAGAAAAAGCGCAGGAGAAAGAAGCTGGACACGAGCAAACTCGTCTGCTTCCTGCTGGTCGGGTCTGGCTTGCTTATCACGCAGGAATGTATTTACCTGATGCGCCTGTGCATCAAGTCCAACTATATGGCTTCTGCCGCTTGGTTGACAGCCGCGCTCAGTCTGGCGCAGGTTATCATCATCACGGGCGGCAAGTGCTATTTTGAGCTGGTCAAGTCCGACCACAAGCGTGGCGGCATCACGTTTGAAGCCGCCAAGGCAAACGGCTTTCAGGAGCAGGACGCATCGGACAACGTGGACAGCGCCTTTATCTGAACACACGAACAAACCCCTCGCATGGCAGAAGTGTCATGTGAGGGGTTTTCTTTTTTGCGCGGCTCTGGCGGCTCGCTACGCCGTTTTTATATCTGCCCATTGATTCTCTCGTCGCTTTGCGCTGCCTAAACTTGCAAGTCCAGCAGCGACGCGACAGAGGCGCTTACTTCGTGCTATACGCTTTCGGTGTTATCTGAATCACAATCTCGTCACGTTTCAATGTCACGAAATTTATCTTCGCTTCGAGCGTTCCCGGCATGGACGCGGCTGGCAGCATATACAGGCTGGCAAAATGCCCGATCGTCAATGGTCCGGCTTTCACCACAACCGGAATCTCATCACTGGCTGCTCCAATCTGATTACAGAAGTCGAGGACGGTAATTTTTTTCATGCTCAATAATCCTCCTCAATACATTCGTCCGCTTCGGTGTAGTATTCTCCGTCGTAGCCTTTTCCCATAACCTTGTCGTAGCAATCGAAGCAGACCAACCGGTAAGTAATGCCGTGGCAGTCTCGTGTAAAAGTCATGTCCTCTCGCAGAAACTCACCCTTGCAGACAGGGCATTCGATCTTCCGCGCTTTCTCCCACCCGGCGTCTTCCAGATCGTCGAAGCCGTTCCAGACGTCCTCCATGACGATCTGCTTTTCATCGTTCACGATGAGACCTGCAGCATCCTCGCCGTAAAGCTCACTTTCAAGCAGGAACAGGTGCGCGGTGAGCGTTTCCGGTTTGCCGTCCACGTCCGGGGTAATCTGAAAATCGCCCTCGTCAATGACATACCACGTTCCCTCGTGACCGGCGATCTCGATGCCGTCGCTATTCCAGCTCAGCATACGCCACAACTCCGGTTCTTTTGTGATTGCCCACACGTTGAGCGAATTCTGCTTATGCGCAAAATCTTCGAGAGCTTCAACCGTTCCGCAGGTGTCGCAGATGTAACAGCCAATGCGGCGGCTGAGGGCGTTGTGTGTGACGCTCTCTGCGTCCATCGTCATCTTCCCGCAGCGGGGACACGCGAAGTGTCCACCCGGCTGCTTTTTGGCAAAGCGTTCGATCAATGTCTTTGCCGGCTTATCGATCATCAGTCCCATGCTCTGAGCCTCCTTACCACTCTTGCCCCTCAAAGTCTTCCAGCGCATTCAGCGCGGCAAAGTGTTCGCGCATAAATTTGCCCGCATCTTCGTCCTGCCGATTTATCAGTTCCTCATCTGCACCGTTTTCTTCGTATTCGCGTTGAAGCCGTCTGGAGTTCTCGTAGACTTCTTTGCGCTTACGCTCATCCTCAATCAAGAGCGCGTGAATGTATTCCAACGTTTTGATCGTCATAAGGCTTTCTCCTTTCACTCGATAGCAGCTTCGATGCTGCTGATAGCTTCTTCCAAACTGTCCACAGCACTGGAAAGATTGTCACAGGCTTCGTCGGCTTTTTCGTAGCGTTCGCTTTCCTGCATATTCTCCGGGATGTTGTCTCGGTATTCTTCTTCCTCGGCCTGAAGATCTTCGAGACTGCCTTTCAGCTCCTCCAACCGGTCGATGATGGCCTGCAAATTTTTACGGCGGACCTTATTCATCGTCGTTATCCTCCCCATAGTTTTCTTCAAAGCGACCTTCAACAATGCCGCCGTAGGTGTAGCCGTTGTCGAAGCTCAGATAGATTGGCGTATCTTCATCGTACTGGGCGAGGAAGTTGATCAACTCGCCAGCAGTCATTGTTCTGTGAATCTGGTCAATGCCGTAGCCTTCGCGGAAGGTGGAATAAATCAATTTTTCCATGATAAGCCTTTCTCCCCGTATGCCCGGTAGGTCAGGCAGCGTCGATTATTTTCTAATCCGTTCGCTGGTGCCATCAGGATGGAAGATGACCTCTATCTCCTTGCCGGTGTCACAGTGGGCAATGACGGAAACGGGGAATCGCGTCTGCTGGGCGCGGGCTTTGGCTGCCCCAACTGCCTGCTCTCGGATAGGGGTATTACCGATTGCCTGCCCGGCTTGCCTAATAGCGAAGATGATGATGTGCATGATGTTTCCTTTCAGCCCTCGTTACCTCCGGGGCGGGCGACGATTTAGCAGCAGTAGAAGCGGAGCTCGCCGTTGACCAGCTCGTACATGAAGCAGGCACAGTCGAAGCGAACATAGTTCCAGTCAGTGGATTCGTACACAGGCGTGCGGTAGAAGGTTCCGGACTTGCGGAGGCGGCGGTGCTTGTTGACCTCGTAGGTGTGAACCTCGTGCAGAATGTGAATCTTTTCGGGAGCAAAGCCGCACTCGTCAGCGATGAATGTCTTGGCTTCTTCGTCGGTCATCACCTTGCCACAGTTGGCAAGGTGGTCGTAGTCGCTCTGGCTCATGTTCGTTCCGGTGCCGGTGCTGGGCTTCCACTCAAGCTCACGATCCAGCTCGGCAGTCAGGTCGTTGATCTGCTTCTCGCGAGCTTCCATCTCGGTCTTATGCTGCTTTTCCATCTCGACCAACTGGCTCTTGAGCTGTGCAATTTCTTCGGCTCTTTCCTTGTAGATTTTCTTTTCGCCGCCGTTCTTCACGAACGCCTTGCAGAATTCGTCTTTGTTGCCATTGAAGTCGTAGTAGGCTTTTTCAATCTTCGCATACTCGCTGGCGGTCGGCTCGAAGCCGGTGCGCTCGATAAACTCAGAAATCATCATTTTGTGTTCCTCCTTGATATTTTTGCCTTACTCGGTTATAATCAAGGTGGCCGGGGTAAGGCTCCCGGCTCACCTTTTGGGGTGTTTGAGTAGCGGGTCTGTGGAAGGGGCCGCTACTCTTTTTATTTACTCATCCATGATGCGCTTGACGCTTTCGCGGAGTTCTTCGAGCGTTTCGCACTTCTCGATGAGTTCGAGGATTGCTTTCAGCAACGCCTCGGTGACGTTCACGTCGTTCATTCACCTCGCTCCTTTCAAAAAGCTGTTCGGCTTTGCCTTACTCTCATATATTAAACTATTTAGTTGAAAATGTCAACCCTTTATTTTAACTTTTTCGGATATTTTTGAAAAAATTTATTTGACAATATCAACCGAAAGGTTTATTATATGAGACATGGAAGGAGGGATAGCGTGACAGCACGGCAGGTTATCGAAATGGCGGTGGCATACGCAGGGATTTCAAATTCCGAATTGGCGCGTAGGCTCGATTGGTCACCCCAGCTTTTGAACAAACGGCTCAACACGGGGAAATTCACTGTTGAAGAATGGACGCAGATCGGGGAGGCCCTCGGAGCGAAAGCGCGAGTTGGATTCGATTTTCCCGACGGGAAAGAAATTTAGGGAGGAGCGCCATGTACGAAGATTTCAAAGAACGCGGTATCAGACGGACAATCATTTCCTTTGACCCGTTTCTAAAGCGCGAAGATGTGCGCGGGCTGACCGATGCGCAGGTCGGCAAGAAATTCGGTCTGGCAACGAAGACCGTCAAGGCGATGCGGCTGCATCAGGACGTTCCCTTTGAGACGATCCAGGTCCTGTGTCACCAGCTTCAATGCCAGCCCGGCGACGTTCTGAACGCCATAGAGGTCTATACGATTCCCGCAAAAGGAGAAAGCCCGGACGCATGGTAAGCGTCCGGGCTTTGGGGAGCAAGTCAGCGTTTGGTATGTAATTCAAAGCCGGTCCGTGTCCGTACCCGCGGCTCACTATTCGGTATGCGGATAATCAGATCTTCGAGATCGCAGTCCAGCGCTTCGCATATCAAATCCAAATGCTCAAGGTTGACACGCTCGGCGAATTCGTGGTAGTAGTCGTTGATGGTAGACGGACGTATGCCAGTTGCGCGAGCGAGATCAGCCTGCGTCCAGCGCCTTTCGCCGAGGCGCGTGGACAGTAAAATCCTAATCATAGCCATGCTCCTTTACGAGAAAATATAACAAGTATTTTCTCATTTTTCATGGAATCGTTAGGTTATAACGGCTTACGTTATGAAAAAATGTAGAAAAGAGCACCTGCCCATCTTCGCTGAAGGGCAGGTGCTCTTTTTCTATTCTTGCACAAGAGAGCACACGAGGACAAACGCGCCGCCGACCATGTAGATTGCTGGAGACGCAGAAAAGCCAGGCGAACGCATCTGGTTCGTCTGGCTCTGCTTTGGTGGAGCTGAGGGGAATCGAACCCCTGTCCGAAAACAACTTGACAGGACTTTCTTCGGGCGCAGTTTGTTATTTACATTCCCTTGCCGAAGCGGGAACAAACACTCTCATCGGCTTAGTAGAGTCATGATGCATGGGCGAGTCAACTCTTTCCCGCCGCACGGTCACCACTCAGATCACACCCTAGCCCGGCTCGTGGTCCTTCCGGGGAGGATGGGCGCCTAATTAGGCAGCCAGAGCAACAGTATTGTTGTCAGTTAATTTTAAAAAATTGCCCGGTTTAAGGAGGTCAGACACCTCCGCCCGCTTATCCTGCCTCACTGCCCCCGTCGAAACCAGTGCAGCCCCGTGTGCGGCGCAGGTTTCCC